TTTGACATAGACAACAGCGGCGACACCAACTGAAACCAAGAAAAAGTTTAAGACCACATATTGCATCAGCAAACGTGGCCTTTCCCATAGTTCCTTAATCTCGCGTAGTATTAGATTCATTACGCTTCTCCGGATCGATACCTAACTTCTTAAATGCCACCGCCCGGATCAAAATGAATGTTGCTCTAGACCCAATCCATGAACTAGCGCCAATTAAGGCGCTTGCCCATCCGAATGAGATGCCGCGTTCCATGCAGATCATTCCGGTGATGACCGCGAAAAATACCGCACTGAGGCCTTCAAGAAAAACTCGCCACCATACGAGCTTCTCGTTCGCATCAAGCGTTCGCATCGTGTAGCCCAGAGAACCGCCTAAGAATGCCAGGATGGTTACGAAGAGAATCTTCAACCAATCCCACTTTGGGTCCGGCGTAAAAAGCATCTGGATTTTTCCTTATGCTAAATTGATGCCAGCCATCAGTTGGGCGTCAGTATAAGGCTGCTGTCCATTCTCATGCGCGATAATTGCCTTCAGTAGTACAACCATAGTGGCATTATCGAAAACATCTATGGGAGCGTTAGCCGAAACACCCAATTTGTTAGCGACACTTTGGATATAGGCTTCGGTGTTGTTCTCGTTCGGCGGTGCCCAACGTGAAATCACTTCACGAACGGTATCGATTTTCGAGTTACCGACGCCAGGGATGCCCGCATATTTGGTATAATTGCGGATGATGCGAACCATGGCACGAATGCCATATTCAGGTGAGCGAAAAACACAGAACGATTTATCGCTGGCTTGATCTTTAGGAATTAATCCCTTCCACTGGTCGTTAGACCAACGAATGTTACCAGGGTTATTGTTGCGGATACCGCGAGGTAATTGAGCCATAGCCCTACTCCTTCTCGTGAATGACAAGGGTAAGGCTACAGGCTTTTGAAGAGGTGGTCAATTAACGTGGCTTAACTTTACCGCGCCTTCTTTGAACCTCGTTAGCTGTCGCTGCAAAAGCGAAGAGAAAACCTGCCAGCTCGGAATCACCTTTATCTTGCGCGTCATCAAGCATTCCGATGAGCGTTTCGAGATGACGTTTGTACTGATCATTGATTCCGGCTTTCTGTACCTGCGCGAAGATTTGCGCGTCGTTCATTGGTTTGTTCAAGGACTCGATTCCTCATTTCGTCGTATTGGATTTCACAGGTTCTTCCGGCTTCATAAGCTGCATCAGCGAACTCTGCATATTGTCTTGAGCGATCGTTTGATTGCTCGAGCAAGTCGGCAAGCAGATTGATGGCTTTTGCGGTTGACGTGCCAGGGCCGACAGAGACTCCGGCTCGATCAGCGATGCTTCGTACTTGATCGAGGGTTCGCTGCAAGCCGCGAGCAGACTCACGAGACTTATCAGCATCAGCTTTTGCCGCGTTAATACGTTGTTGCGCTTCATATTCGAGCCTACCTTTGTCAATTGCCCAATTATTACGGAGTTGAGCAGCTTTATTGGCATATTCGTCAGCCACTGCTTCTTTGCCGTCTTTAACACCAGCATTGTAGCGTTCTTGCATTGATTCATGCCACAGATGTTTGACATAAAACACAGCAAGTAATGTGACCACAATAGCTAACAGGTACGGCCAAGCCTTCCTAAGGATAAGCTTCAAGCCACTCACGGAGAACACGCTCAGTATCGATATCATCGCCCACTCCCAAACCAAAGCAGTTGGTGTAATGGAACCATTTCTGATGCTCTTCATCCCAAAAGATGACGAGAGTTTCGTCCATTGCGCTGTCAATGATAGATATGACGATAGAATCATTATCCGTAATGTAAACTTCGCCAGGTAGCTTCCAATAGCCAGCAGGGTTGAACTCGGCCCTTTCTTTAAACTTAGTAGGGAGGATCTTCGTGATATCTTTCATTTTCGTAGCCTTTGAAGACTTCAGACCAAACCAGCGTTTCACAGATGTTGCCTGCGTCCGTACGGTGTTCAATCGCGAGCTCAATTGCTTCACCAGCGGAGAGACCTGCAAACATTGCACCATAAAGAAATTCGTAGCACGACCCGCTCGCCATGAATCGATTGCGTCTATCTTCAATTACGCAATAGCCATCGCCGTAGATGTTATAAACATTCTTTCCGGAATCAACGCCGATACCGTAAACGCAAGTAACATCATAATCGTTCACTTTCGCAACCGTATTGCTTTCCAGCTGATCAATCATCAGACTGGAGCCACGAACGCTACCGCACAGCGCGACCATCATTTTACCAATGATCGGGTGATTGATGACGCTCAGTTTAGAGCTGTGACCTCTGTGGCCGCCCTGGTCGTACTGTGTATCAGCAGCTAATACCTTTCCATCCCATGCCAATGCAGTCATATTAACCTCTGTCAGTGATAGTGTAGTCAATAATCCAGCTGGAAAGCACGAAAGCTTGCTCTACGCTGTCGGCTTCGATCGTGTCGAACGTGTAATACTTGCGGCCCTTATAGCCTTTCGCCGGGTCCAGCACTACAGGGAGGGCCTCGTCGCGATAATCGACCAGCACTTGGTGCAAGCCACCGGGGATGTTAAGGCTAGCTACAGTGAGCAGATACAGCGCCCCGGGAAGGAGCGGCAAAACCTGGCCCGCCATGCCCTGTTTGTAAATGAAACCCTCATGCGAGAGGATGTGATGAACTTCTGTCACCTGCAATTCAAAGTAATCGCGATGATACTTATCGATCACTTCTTGTGCAGGACAGTCCATCAGCATAGCCAGGCAGGTGCAAACGCAGCTCATCGGCGTGGGCTGCGTCTGATGCTTCAGTTCTTTAGATATCATATCGGGTATTCCCTTTAGGAGTGACGCCGCCATAATAGCGCTCGGTGAACAACGAAGTAAATCTCTTTTTCTTCTCCCAATGATAATGAAGTGTTGCCTTGTGCTTGAGCTTTTTGTCGGTCTCTGCGTCAGCGCGTTCTTTCAGCTCAAGCGTATTGTTGTAAGCTTTCACGCCGAGTGCCAGATAGTTAATGTGGTTAAGTATCACGGCCTTTTCTAACATCAGGCGAATTGCATAGCAGTAATAGTCAGGCAGACCTTTGAAGGTGTAGGTGTTAAGCAAACCATGGTGAAGGCTGATTTTGCAGATGTAACGCATCAGAGGACAGCCTTCCTTTGTGGTCTCGCGAACCACGACGTGAACGTGAATACGTTCCCATTCTTTAACTTTGGTTTTAGCTACTTCGACGTATAAGCCGAGTTTGCGCAAGCCTTCGATAATGTCGTTCTTTTTGACAACTTTCATTTCCAATCTCCTTTATTGACTGAAAACAGTATAGCAAAAAGGGCAGACCGAAGTCTACCCTTTAATCAGTCAGCTCTTGATAAATTCGTCGAGCTTTTTCTTAGTTTCGCTGTTCTTCCAGTCGCGGTCGATATCCTCGCCACCAATTCCGTCAACCCATCCCTCGCTGTAAGCATCTTCAATGACGCTAGCAATATCTTTCATCAAAGACTTCTTGATATCGTTCATCGCTCCCGGGTCAATATTAACCTTCAAATGGGCGATTCGTTCCGCCATGTTTTACCTCTTTACGTTCGTACGGTTTGAACTCGTGGGTGTCAGGGATGTTGAACCGTTTGGGGATCGTGCCCTGATGCCACATGTTATTGGTTTCAACATAGTCTGTTTCACCAATCTTACGATACCACCACTTCGAGCCGCCAAAGCCCAGGAAAGAACGATGACGTTCATTAGGCTTATTACCAGCGTCGACGTAGTGTACGCCTTTAACGATAATTGAACGCGCGGTAGGGCCGTTCTTAAGCCCTACATGATGCAACCAGAACCAGCACATAAAGCAGACCTTATGCTTGATATACTCGTCGCCGTTTAAGCTGCTTTCCGGATTCTCCGGATAACCGCAGACGCTGCACTCAACAACAATGCCTTTAGCTTCAGCTTCGGCAAATTCGCGCTCATACATTTCAGCATTGAGCGTATAGTTGCGAACAGCCAGCTCGTCGTCCGGGTTGTCCCGGTGCGCTTCAATCCAATCAGTCAGTTTACTCATAATATTAACGAGTCTCCCATTACGAGTTTGATTTTCTCAAGCCTTTGAACTTGAGTAAAGAAGGCTTTATTGTTCCAGGGTGAACCAAAATCGCCCGTAGAGATAATGTTAATAAAGCCGCGGAGAGTAATGCTGGCGCTGGCAACTACTTCGCCGCCTTTGACGCTAACAGTTATCCAATATTTGCAGTCAGGGTGCGTCATATCGCACATACTCTCTTCGCCTGTCCCGACATAACGCGCGGCAACAACCCAGCCCTGCGACTGAAGGTGAGCTTTATAGTCAAGATACTTCATTATCTATCCCCATAAGACGTCGGACCATGAATTTCACCTTCAAACCCGACATAACCCGGGCCGCATTTACGTAACGCTCGCGCTCAGCGTCAGATGTAAGTGTGATTAAGGCATCCTGATAAGCTTTTGTGAGGTCGTTAGCCAGAGCATAAGCAAAATTGGCCTCTTCCTCCGTCAATTCGACACACATATTGGCCTTTTGTTTAGTGGAAACGTGAAATTCGGCCATAACTTCACGGAAAGCGCCCATAACATAACCCTGACGCTTTTTGTTGCCCATATTTGAGCACTGAAGAAGCGCTTTACACAGCGCTTGATGGAATTTTGCTTCGAATTGTATGTACGCCGGGCGCTCTTCAAGCGGGCGGTGATCACGTTTAGCTTTAAAAGTCATTAGGAACCTTCCATTTCATTGTTCCAGTTATGCACTAGAACTTCGCGTTTAACGACCACTTTAAGACTCTGGCATTTCGCCAGCACCTCAAATTTACGACATGCCATAGCTTCGTGCGGGAAAACAGTCGCGGAGTTGATATCTACCGTCCAATTGATAATTTCGCGGGTAGGACCGAAACCGCCCGACAGACTAGTAACTGCATACTGACCTTTAGAGTTAACAAAGATGAAGCCTTTATTGGCATCCATTACATCGGTTAATTTGGTATCCACATTATCCTCCAAACACAATGTGCATGACAGCATCGCGCAGCGTAGGGAACAACGGACACTTTGAGTTCACGTGATAGAGGTTACGAGAGCCATGTTCTACGCGAGTGATATAGATGGGGTTATAGCCCGACATGTAAACGGAGTACAAACCGTTACCGTGACGCGAAACCTTGTAGGAAGGGGTAAAGACTTTCTGTTTCATTTGATGCTCCACTAGTATTGGGTGGTGGATTGATGTAAGCGGGGTTACTTACAATAAAAACAGTATACAGGAGTAAATGTGATCAGTCTAGATTTTAACTCTAAAAACCCTATATACAGTCTGAATGAAAACAGGTGGCACAAAATAAGGGTGGACGGGTACTGACTGCTGATATTTTAGGACCAAGATACTATCCCGATTGACACCGGACCCGGTACACTATGAGGCCCGAAATGATTGCGGTCGGGTACTATGACCGATGGTATCGTTGCCTTGCTTATGGTTAGCCGAGCAATGACCGCCCAGCTAACCATTTCTGATTTGATTGTTTCAGTCGGAGATGATGAATGCGTATGTATTACCGTCCGGCATCAATCCGCCTGCTACTATTTCCCACTTGATACCATTGCGCGCATTGTACGGCTCTGCATTAATCTGTTGCACCAGGTGATTAGCAGCATAGCGATAGTTAGCAGCATCAGTTAAATCGTGATTCCACTTCACTTCAGCTTGCGCGCTAACTGACTGCGCTTTAACACGCACTGGTTTAGTAGCTGATGCAGCCATCACCTTGGTAAGTATGACTCTGCTCATTATACACCTTCCACTTCATTGAAATAATCAGTTGCCATAATGTGGAGTTTAAACTCTGCGCTGTCGGCCCACGCTACAACGTTCCAGTGCATCAGCTGCTCAGTTAAGCTGATGAGCTCAGCGCTTTCCATTCCGAGCGTTACAGCACGTTTAACGGCATCCATCAGCTCTTGGTTTTGTTCCAAGGTAGTTTGGATTTCCGAACCTTCGGCGTCCGCCAAATAGTTCATGTTTTCGGAAATCACTTCGGCGGCGAAGATGATAAAAGTTTTAATATCCATGACATAACTCCAGTTAGCTGTCGATGTAGTTATTATACACCGACAGCAGTTAATATCAACTTACTTAGTCCAGCCGTTGTAGGCTTTGCAAGCGTAATACTGGATGCCCGCAGTAGTCTTGTTGAAGCCCGGCTCCAGCTTGCAGAGCTCTTCGTGTACCTGCTTCAGCGTAGGCACTTCGCCGTTGGCGGCCATGCGCTCGGTAGTTTCCCAAACCAGCAGAGTCTTGCCGCGCAGCGGGCGACGCGCACCGTTTTTAGTTTCGCAGCGGGTCGGAGCTTTAGGCTCTGCGGAAGCCTTAGCGGCCTTCTTCGCAGCCTTAACCGCTGCCTTGTCCTGTTCCAGCTTGCTCGGAGCCTGGAGCTTCGGAGCTTTAGCATCTTTAGCGCGCTGCTCTGCCAGGGCGTCGCTTACCGCTTCCAGGGTCTTACCGTCCACAATGGCGTTTGCGTCAACACGCTGCTCAACAGAAGCGAAACCGTAATGCTCGTTCAGCTGGGCATTGTTAACAACGAAACCTTCAGCCTGCGGCCATACGAACTCAGCGGCTTTAACAGTGTCGAGCTGTTCGACGTTCAGGCTCGGCGCCTTCATACGGATTGCGTTGATGGCCTGAGCTTTGGTTTTGTAGACTTTAGTGAAGTTAAACATGGTCGTATCCTTTATTAATTTTGTTTTAGTGGACAAGCCCTATTGCTTGCCCGATGTAAGTAGTATCTAACAACGTTTGAAGCTTGGTGTGGCCGTTTGTGCTATTCCCCGAAATCAAAAAATTCGAGTATGGACTCTAACACTTCGCAGGCATCGCAAGCGGTAGCGTGGTAACTGTCAATGCTCCAGTTGCGGCACTTGTCGCTACGAACTTCGATGGCGTATTTATTACCTGCCTTAACTACTCGACCTTCAACAGTTCCGTTAGAAACTACTTCGTTGATGTTTTCCACCGGGTAACGTTTAGTCACGATATTACTCCTATTCAGTCCCGCAGTATTGCGGCGTTGAAGTAATTATACATCAGCTATGATACTTGGTGTGGCCAATCGTGCTGTTTCTGAAGTGATGTGCATCTATAAGGAATGCGTGCGCGTGTAACACACAACTTTGAAGTTGGTGTGGCAAGAAATGCTATCAGATAGTTTCCGTTATGAATTATTACGAGTTCAAATTATAATAGCTGTACGGATAGCACAGCGCCGACAGACTGGCTAACTATTCGCACGCTCTTTAAAAAGAAATAATTAGCAGGCGTCTGACATACCAGTAGTCAACTCATAATATCCTGAGCCAACGAATGATGAGCTTCCTATCATTAGGCAACGAAGTATTAGTAACGGAAGGATGGGCTTTCTGGAGGTAGCTGAAAATTCGCTAAACGCGACTCATCTACAAAATTTGAAATTGACAGGAATAAATCCAGGCCCGTCCCTGGGCCCTTGGCGCTCACTTCTTCATGCCTCCGCTCAACGTCAGCAGCGAAACCAGCTCGCCGTCGCTTTCCCGCACCTGGTAGCGCGCCGTAAGGAGCGACCCTGTTGAACCAATGGCCCAGCGCCAGTCCTTTCCTTGCTCAAATGCGTTGAGCTTGCGCTGCATAGTAACAGCCAGCGGCTCGCCATACGTGCCCTCTGCGGCGGGAAGGTAACACTCGATCTGACGGTAGAGCGCAGCGCCCTTCTCATCATAATCATAGAGCGTGAAGAACTTACCATCCGCACAGATATAATTCTCGGTCTGACCTTCGATCTTCATATTTCCACTCCTCCCAGCTTGATCTCTTTTCACGCCACGGCATTCACGAGGCGTTTCTTGTGTCCACAATACGTCACCGCACCTACTAACGGTCCTAACGGACTTGCATACTTCGGCTCTCAATGACTCTAAGAACATTCTAACAGTAAAGTGACTTGAAATCTAGGAATGAAAAATAAGAAATCGAAAAAGGAAATTTGAAAATCTGAATTGGAAATTTTGAAATTTATATTGATCAAATATATGCCGGTCAGGTGTATCTGTAACCACTTAATTCGATGTAAGATAGAAGATTCGTCTGTTTAACGATACTTTATACTCAAGAAAGTAGGAGAAACCCAGTAAATACAGTATATCTAATATATATTACTTATACTTTTTATACTTTACAGTTAATCTAAAACAATTAATTGCACTTTAATAACTAGTTTCTATAGGTGTATTTTCCCAAGGTATATATAGGAAAGCGTAAAGCGTGCAAAGTAACGTTGTCCTAAAGTAACTCGTACAATTACGCTAAAGCTAGTAGCTGCAAGGGCTAGCGCGTAGTTTACAGCAACCAATGCTAAAGTAACTTTAGTAAGCAGTTAGTCCTTAAGTAGCTATAGGGAAAGTTACTAAAGCAAAGTTACTCGCAATTTAAGCACATAAAGTAAAGTTACTATCGCATCCTGTTAAAGTAACTATAGCTATTCACGGAATAAGTCGATGCAGAAGTAAAGTAATTAAATATCCGTAGCAGATCATAGTTGTTGCCTGTATAATGTGCATAAAGCATGAGGAGCTGCTATGACCACTTCATTTGATCTCACACCGGAGCAAGTAAAGCTCTATACCGACCAAGCAGAAGCTGAATTTGTTCAGCATTACATGACTGCTAAAGAAGTAGAAGAAAAGTTCAAAGTATCAATGTCACGTCAAACACAGCTTATACGTGCAGGTAAGCTTATTGTGGTTAAATCCGCACAGCGTGTACTCTACCCGCGGGATTTTGCGTTATGGTGGTTCGGGCAGTACGTCGCGTCGCAGCAAGCCCGCATTTCTACCAAGCTGGCTAAGAACGAGAAGAAAGCCGGTCGTCCTAAGAAATCTAAGGGCGAGTTCACCTATACCCTGTTCGGCACCGAGTACACGTCAAACGAGCCGTTAGAAGTTGTGTGGGATAAATGGAAGGATTATATCGCTTCTCAGTATCCACAATATTACAAAGGCGGGAAAGCCAAAGGTTGTATTGTAGAGCTTCTGCCCTACCAACCTGTTGAGCTCAGTCGGGCCATGAGTCACATTGAAGATACCTTTCGCAAGCTGAAGTATAGCGACAAGAAATCTGCTTCTGGCAAATCAAAATGAAACCTCTTATATCTAGGGCCGGTCGGGTGTTAGTCTGTGTTATAATAGGTACATTGTCTTTCGGTGTAGGTGTGATTTTGGAATACGGCTGGAGTTTAATTCTTATGATCAAGACATCAACGATGTTGGCTATACTTCAAGAGATGGTGTTTGGCGCGCTGCTGTTTAGCGGCTCTCTCGCCTTAGGCTTATTAATCCGCTGGCTCTGGAAATTCTAATGAACGTTAAAACCGCTGAAGAAGCTGCGAAACGCTTATTCGAAGAAGTTGAAGTTCTCCACCGTATGATCTTAAACGGCATAAACATGGGCGCCACTCCTGAAGCTATGGAGGTTCTAGTTAAAAGGCGTTTCGCCCACCTTACCGCAGATCAGTTTGAAGAAGTTCATTATGAGCTCTCTGAAATGAACTGCGTGCTTCACAGTCGTAAGCGTCCTGGGCGTTATATGTCTGATTATAACGTCGCCTTCATGGCTGTTCTTATCCGCCGTCGCAACCTGAAACATTACACTGCTGAGCCCATCAACCGAGGAACATTTTGATGAAATCTATTCCGTGGATTGACGAGTCTAATATGACTCCCGCGCAGGTGGAGGAATCCCGTTGGCGCCGTCTGGAGCAAGCAAAAGCTAAGAAGCGCATGAAGCATGATAAAAACCTACCTGCTGACTGTCATGGCTGCTTAGTAGGTGCGCGCTGGACTAAGCCAGAAACTATCAGTTTAATTCAAGAACTGATAGCTCAAACTAAAGGTAAGAAACGCACTGAGGTACTGCTCGCAGACTTCTGTCGAAAGTTTAACAGAACCGATAACGGTATACTTTACCGCTTAAGATTATTAGGGCTTCTGATAAGAAAAGAAGGCGAGTTTAGCTATAAACCTCTTCAACATATGAGTAGAAAAAACTCAGAAGCCTTGGCGTTTAAGTTTCCTGAAGTAGTTGAAATATTATTAAGTAACGGGTGGCGAAAAGATCATTTAAACCGATTTGTATCACCAGTCTGGTTCACTATGATTCATTTTAGCCGTAAAGGTATGTCAGAAGGCAAGGAGTTAGACTGGTGAATAAAATCTACGCTGGTATTGGTTCCCGCGAAACACCTCCGGAATGTTGCGAGGCCTTTGCTCACCTTGCGGGGCGCTTAGGGCGCGCGGGCTGGACGTTGCGGAGCGGTCGCGCTATACGTGCTGATCAGGCATTTGAGAATGGCGCTCGGGCAGTTCTAGGGCCGTGTGAGATCTTTCTCCCGGAGGGCAGGCCGCGTTTTGTCGGGAACGGCTCAGCTAAACCTGAAGTATCCTACATGGATGAACATAAAGGATCTGTAGTGGCTTGTAAAGTCATTGCGCGCCTTCTGCATCCTAACGGAAAGAATCTGTCACCTGATGCGCTTGAGTTGCACGCGCGTAACACTTATCAGATCTTAGGGACGGACCTGAATACACCAGTTCAGTTTGTTGTATGCTGGACGGAAGGTGGCTTAGGCGGTGGCGGTACTGGTCAGGCGTTACGTCTTGCCAAGATGCTTAACATCCATATAATAGATTACGGGTCTACCACTGAACCTTACAAGTGGTGGGCGATGAATGATTACATCTGCTCTGTCTACGGGGTATAAAAATGAAACGCGAATTTGATCGTTATATTGTTTTAAAGTTGACTGATTGCAACAAACATCTTTCCGGTCAAAATTGGGAAGAACTTCAGAAGGTTCGCCACGCTGTAAGAATGGGCAGAATCAAAGAAGGGAAAGGTGATCTGACAGTCATTGTGGTTGAAAGCGACTGGCCGGAATATGAGCCGGTTTGGCAAGCAATCGAACGCCGCGTGGATGGTCCCACTCCTCTTCCCGTGATGGATAAAGAAGTATCCGAGCTGGCTGACAAAATTGCTAAGTCTGTATTGTCAGATGAAATCTCAGAAGGCTGCGATATCTCTGCTGGCATGTTCGGCCCCGCTTTTAGTCAGCTCGTATATGAGATTGCGAAAAATCAAAAATCAGGCTGGATACCGTGTTCGGTAGCAATGCCCCATAACGAACCTGGGTTATGGTCTAAAGAAGTTGTCGCTCTCAGTAATCTGGGTGACGTCTTTAAACTGTCAGCCATGGGTGGCTACTGGCAGCGCACGCAAGCTTTCGTAGACTCCGGCGCCAGCTCTGTTACGCACTGGATGGCGTTACCGGATGAGCCTGTTTCGCTCGCTGAACCACCCGCGCCGGTTGTGTCTGAGGATATTGTCAGAAAGGCAAAGTTGTTTGATAATATCCGCAATCTGATGGGATACGTGCAGAATGGTAGCGATACTGTCCTGCGCATATTCCAGGACGATGCCACTATGACCTACCATATCAAAGCGGGTAACGTTTCCAAAACAACCTGGGAAGAATACGATCAAAGCTTTGAAGGTGTAATTGAAAAAGCATTCAAGAACTACGGAGATGAATACTAATGGAACATAATGAGCTCGATGATGAGTTTGTAAACCCTGGTATTGATTGGGCCGTTGAAATACCCGCCTGGATTGGTGCCCTCATTATTATGGGCGGTTTCGCTACTGCGCTGTATTACTTCATTGATTGGTTGACCGCATGAAGATAATGATGGTGTTCTTAATTACCGCGCGTGACGGTCGAACGCACAAAGAGCGCGAGTTCTACGAAATTGAAGATAACGGACTCACTCAGGAGTTCATTATCAATCAAGAACGTGTAATGGCGCGCAAATTTAACCTCGATCCCTACAAAGTAGTGACTGTTAATATTGTTACGTTGCATTGATTCTTTATAGGGCGCTAATATAGGCGCCCTAGTTACGTCCAAAGGACAGCCACCTCATGAAGAAATTTGAAACTGAATTTGATGGCTACAGCTTCCCTCAAGAAATAAAAGCTGTTCCACAGTGGGTTGTCAGTTACGCCGACAAGATTCCCATGTACTCCCCGGGCTATCAAAAGCCTCTCGAAAAAGCTTCCCCCACCGACCCTAAGACTTGGATGTCATTCGCTACGGCTGAACATCTTTGCGAACTTAACGAGGGTCTGTTACCTGGCTTTGTTCTAACTCCCGACGACCCGTTCACTGTAATTGATATGGACGTACACGCAGACACGCCGGTTGAACACATGAACTGGTTCTGGTCCATTGCGCAAGGCTCTAACAGCTACGTAGAAAGCTCTGCCAGCGGAAAGGGTCTGCACGTCTGGATTTACGGTAACCACGGAGAAGGTCGTCGTTCCTCTGACTACGGCATCGAACGCTATAGTCAAGAGCGATTCATTATTTGCACAGGTAATGTGGTTATCAATCGCCCGCTTTCAAACGGCAACGGTGTTTGCGAATACCTGGCACCTATGCTTGATGAGAAAGCTAAAGTTATTATCAAAGTCGAAGACGGCCCTCAAGTTCGTACGGATGAAGAAGTTGTTAATGATATTCTCACTTGGGAAAACGCCGACTTCTTTCAGGTGTTGTTCTACTCACCTATTGATCGCTTAATCCCTAACCAGTATCCGTCAGGGTCAGAAGCTGATGCTGCGCTTATTAACTTCTTGATTAAAGCGTCGCCAAATAACGCGCAGGTTATGCGCATCTTCCGTAAAACACCGCTGGCTAACCGCGGGCCTAAACCTGGCCAGAAAGATAAGATCATGGCAGATGATAAATATCTGCTGCGTACTATCAACAATATGCGCTCTTATTTGCAGGTCGAGCAACAACGTAAGGAAGCAGAGCGGGAAGCGCTTATCGCTATGTCGCGTAACAACGTGTCGGCATGGATGCAAAACAGCGAACAAGCAGAAGCTCAAAAGGTGCAAGTGAAGCAAGCGCTAGCGGTCCGTGATGCTGAGTTCGAAGTTGAGAAAGTCGAATACGGTTTTCCGCCAGGGCCTATTGGTGAAATAGCGAAGTGGATTTTCCAGACGTCCACGATGCCTGTTCCTGTAATTGCTATAACCACAGCATTGGCCTTTGCGTCTGCCCTAACCGCTAAAGGCTGGCGTTACCGCGACAAACATCTTAACGCTTACTACATCATTGCGGCTCGTTCTGGTACTGGTAAAAACACCATGCACCAGGGTATCGGGCGTATTGTTAAGAAGATGATTGAACTAGGCGACGACCTTGATCATATTTTTACCGCTGCCGATATGCGTTCGACTATTGCGTGGCGTAAGAAGCTGTTGGAACAGGTCAACCTTTGTACGATCATGCCGGAAATCGGTGGCCTGTTAGAAGATCTAAACAATGCGGCTAACCCTGCGGCTGCGGAAAAGAAAAACTTCTTACTGAATGCTTATTCCGCCGCACATGAAGGCGCATTGACGGGTGGTGCGGAGTATTCAAACAAAGAGAACAATATTGAAGCCAAAAACACTGAAGTGACTTTAACTGTTATTGGTGAAACTACTCTTGACACGCTGTTTAAAAACCTGACAGGTAAGCTGGCTGCTGATGGTTTTATGTCACGTTTTAATTACGGCGTTTACGAAGGCTACACAACTAAACGAAATCTTGATACTCAGCTGGAATTTCCGAACGAACTTGTTCAACTGATTCATTATATTTACAGCACCCAGGCCTCTTATAAAAGCAACGGCTACGCCCACAACATTCCTGAAGATGAAGCGGCTCGTGCCAAGCTTGGGGAAATACAGGATTTTCTGGAAAGTAAGTTAGGCAACGAAGCTAAGATCAATGATGAAACGCTTCGTCAGATCTATAACCGTATTCAGGAAAAAACTGAACGTATGGCGGGCACGTTTGCAGTATTCGAAAGGCCTGATGATCCTGTTGTTCGTCTACACCATGTTGAATGGTCCTATTCCTATATTATGTCGTCAGTTCGTATGATGCTGGACCGCTACAAGACTGGTGAAATTGGTGAAGTCAATGAATCAAAAATTCGTCGTACTGTTGCGAACGCTATCCTTCGTTACCTTACTGCTGACTTGTCAGATAGCAAGACCGAAATGCGTTACATGCCACATCAGAAACTCAGCATATTTTTACGAGGCCCTATCCTCGCGCGCTGTAGCACTCAACTTGCAAGGGTGGAACAGGCAAGACGTAATTCAGGGCCTGCTGATGTCTTACGCCGCACTCTTACGGACTTCGTTCAAGAAGGATTGATCGAGTTACTTACCGACGGTCAGAAAGCTGCACTGGCAGACCCTAAAGATGATAAGGTGACGCCAATTAAGATCAGTAAAGACGCGCACGCCTGGCGCGTACCTGACATGGAAATGTTAGAGCGTATCGTAAATCAATAACCGCCTTCGGGCGGTTTCTTATTGACTTGAATTTATGGAGACCACTATACTTTTCTTGTTTATACAAGGAGGGTTGAAAATGTTTCCTATGCCAATCGTAATAATCATCGGCGCCTTACTTGCCTTTGATGCTATCCGAAGTGTATTTTTTGGAGGCTGAAAAATGTCTAGTCCTTTAGAACGTATCCGCGACGCTCATTATCAATACAGAGCGCTGAACAACATTCCTGACACACAGGCTTTAGAAATTCATATGAAGCGTGAGTTCTATAACTCGCTTCTTTTTGACATTACTTCTCTTGACGGGGCCTACTGGCTCGAAAAGGGCGGTCGTAACCCGAAGGCCTGGCTGTTTGGTCAAGCCATTATCTTTAATGAGAAGATCAACGATGATTTTAAATTCGTACCTTCTCGCACAGCAATCTTCAAGCCTTATCCTGGAAACTAAGCATGGCAGGTATCAACATTCGTGCAAAAGGGCAGCGTGGTGAAAGAGATATCGTTAACTGGTGTAATGAAATCTACGCTGAGGTGCATAGTATTCTTGGTATCCCTTTACCTCCTAAACCTATTGCCCAGCGCCGCCAGAATCAATCCGCTGTTGGCGGTATGGATATCGATAATACTTGCGGTTATGCCTTTGAAATTAAGAACCAGGAACAGCTAAACCTGAACACCTGGTGGAATCAATGCGTCACATCGGCCCATGAGACTAAAAAGCGACCTGTTCTTATTTACAAAGATAAACGTAAATGGTCGGTGATGCTTTTTGTCAATCCCTGGGTGCATCAACCGGAAGAATTTAATTATTACCACAATAAGTCACCCATTCGCGCTATTATTACTTTGGATGATTTCAAAGATATATTCCGCGCGCACGTGACTGACTTCATCCTCACAACCGGGAGTTATACATGATGCCAACTTTAAAGATTCAAAGAACAGATCAGCGCGCGATTATGCCTACGCGAGGCACAAAAGATTCTGCGTGCTTTGATCTTTTTGCAGTTAAAGACGTTGAAATTAAACCGGGCCAATGGCTTCGTGTCAGCACCGGGCTGGTTGCTGAAATCCCTAACGACCACGTTCTGCTGGTTTTCAGCCGTAGCGGTCAGGGCTTCAACAGCCAGGTAACGCTGGTGAACGGTACTGGTGTCATTGACCAAGACTACGGCGGCGTTATTATGGTTGGTCTGCGTAACGACGGCGAAGAAACTTATTACCAGCCGTACGGTAAAGCTATCGCCCAGGCTATGCTGATCTATCGTCCGTTCACTACTATTGAAGAAGTTGAACGGGCTAACGTACAGGGCGAGCGCGGCGCCAATGGTTTCGGGTCTACTGATGCCAAAATCCTGCCTATGGTGCCGTCACCGCATCTCAAGTGATTTGAGTCTTGCCTGCATCTTTAGTCTGTATATAATAAAGGTGTAGGCAACAAAGGAGACTACTATGATCCCTGATTTCGATTTCGACGCTTATGAGTCGGAGCAAGCTACCAGCGAAGATATTCTTCAATGGCTCAATGCGCGAGAAGAACTTTCTCGTCTGAAAGCTAAAGAGATTCTTCTTCGTGATAAAATCTCTCGTACTTTTTTCAGAGCTGCAAAAGAGGGTACTAACACCCACGAGCTCGGCAACGGTTATAAGCTGAAATATGTTCACAAGCTGACCCGCGACGTCGATGAAGCGATGCTGACTAACCTTCTGCCCGAATTGGTCAAAAAAGGTGTTAACGTTGAAGAAGTCGTTGAGCGTAAACCGGTTCTAAAGGTCAAAGCTTGGCGCGACCTTACGCCGGAACAGCACCAAATTTTCGACCAGTGTGTAACCACTAAACCTGCCACTGGTTCACTTGAATTTGTGAAACCTAAAGGCGCAGAATAATAAAGGGCCTTCGGGCCCTATGGATAAAATATGCGTAACTTAGTCACTATCATTGCCGATGCTTCTTACTGCAACCAAACTAAAGCCGCAGGCTACGGAATCTGGATAGCAGGGTCTAATGGCTCTAAATCCTTCGAAGGTCCTTTGCGTGACCCTTCCGATAATAATGTCGCAGAACTTATGGCTATCGGTAACGCTCTCTATCATGGTATTCGTCATAATCTTATTGTTGAAGGAGACAGACTATTAATTCAGTCTGACAGCGATACGGCAATTAAAATCCTCAGCGGTGAAAAGAAGCCTTATTGCGATCAAATTCAAAACGCTTGCGAGTACATTCTCGGGCTGCTTAAAAGCGGCGGATACGTTGCAACGTATAAGCACGTACCAGGGCATACAAAGGGGACGGACAGGCGCACCCGGGCGCAAAACCTTTGCGATTTAGCAGCTCTGCGCCAAATGCGTTTAAAGCGGGATACCATCTTAAGCACTACATCAGAAATGCCTAAACCTTTTAGGCGTAAAACAAACTATTTGCGATCAACTAAACGAGGTAAAGTTCATGGGTAAACAATTCCGGGCTTACCGGGCCTGTGACACTGATTTGTCAAAGGTGAAATATCCTTGCGGGGTTATGCCTAAGATTGACGGCGTTCGCGCTCTTAATCCTTATGGCACATTGCTAACGCGAACGCTAGCGTTCATGCCGAACCGTTTTACCCGTGAAAACTTCAGTGGTGAAGCTTATCGGGGTTTTGACGGTGAGTTAGCTTGCGGTATTGAAACTGACGATGATCTTTGCCGCAAAACAGTTTCTGCTGTAATGAGTCACGAAGGTGAACCTACAGTGGTATGGCACGTTTTCGATTTGTGCGAACCGAACGTTTCAAATAAGCCGTATGAAGAACGCTATGCCATGTTAAAGAACTGGATAGAGTTTCAACACGGCTTAGGTAAGCTTCTCGATCTAAAAGTTGTTCCCCTGGAAATCGTTAACAACGAGGAAGAACTTCTCGAGTGGGAAGAACGCTGGCTTGAGATGGGTTACGAAGGTTTAATCCAGCGCGACCTGAAAGCGGTTTATAAATGGGGCCGCAGTACCGCCCGTGAATCGGGATATACTCGACGTAAACCGTATGAAGATACGGAAGGCGTTCTCATTGATGTATTTGAAGCAGAGGAGAATTTAAATGAGGCTTTTACCGATGCCCAGGGTCTCACCAAACGCAGCACGCATAAAGAAAATAAAGTCGGCAAAGGAATGGCTGGCCCTCTTATGGTGCGTCGTCTTGATAATGGCGAGTATGCGCGTATCGGACCTGGTAAGCTAACTCACGCAGAACGTATCCATCTCTGGGAAACACGTCACGAGGCAATCGAAAATGAAATGATTGTCAAGTTTCGTCACTTCCCTAAAGGTGTGAAAGATAAACCGCGTCAAGCCCGTTTCTTATCGTGGCGCGATATCAATGATATTCTTCCTCCGGAGGACGACGATGAGTAGTCAAGCGATGGCTGAAAAGATTATCTATAACTCTGCTTATAGCGAGTTTCCTGATATCATTGCTACTATTCAGCTTGCTAAGCATTTTGCGAAGAAAGATTTTCGCGATGATTCACTGACTATGCGTCATTGTGCCCGCGAGTGCCTTAAGCGTGCTGTGAATAAGCACCTACGGCGCACGTTGCAAGAAATGTCGGTTTCACCTGAGCCTAATCTCGAGCTTGCTAATCTTATTATCTGTTATACTAAGATGCGCGATGAGCTTGCGAAAGAGCTGAAGGGTAAGACGATCACTCAACAAGACTTGGAAGCGCTAAAGGCTATGTAGCCAGATATTGTGGTTACATAACATGAACTGGACCAAATAAAACGGCTTGCAGATCTAAAACGTAATCGCTAAACTAAGCACCCCAAGACAATAGGTAACAATATGGCTATCGAGCTGATGTACACACAGCAGATCGTTGAAGACTCGGGCGTTAAAATTCTTACTTACTCCGATGCTGGTGTTGGTAAGACTGTCCTGGTCGCTACGCTTCCTCGCCCGGTATTAATTAGCGCTGAATCAGGCTTGCTCTCCCTGCGTAAAGAAAACGTTGAACGGATTTTCGGTCCGACTGGTTTGCCCTTTAGCGATAATATTCTGACTATTCAGGTAACCACATTGGAACAGCTTCGTGAAGCCTACCAGTGGGTTGTTCATCCTGACAGTCAGCAATATTTCGACTCAGTAGCTCTTGACTCCTTGTCTGAGATGGCTGAAAAAATACTGGCTCACTTTAAACCGCTGAACAAAGACCCGCGTAAGGCGTATGGTGAAATGCAGGATGAGGTCATGGACTTAATTAAAAAATTCCGTGACATCAAAGGTAAACATGTTTACATGTCTGCCAAAATGGGTAAAGATAAAGACGAACTTACTGGCCAGTTACTGTGGGGGCCTTCAATGCCCGGCCAGAAGCTGGGGCCGCAATTGCCGTACTTGTTTGATGAAGTTTTCCGTTATCAGATCGTAACTGGTCAAGACGGCGCTAAGACACGTATGTTGCAAACGCAGCCTGGTTTGAACGACAGTGCAAAAGATCGGTCGGGTGTACTCAATGAGTTTGAGTTTCCCCACCTGGGTTATATCATCAACAAGATCAAGGCAAAAGGTAATCAATAATGGCACAATTTAACTTCGACGCCAGTCAACATGCGTCAACCATGAACATGGACGCTCTGCCTAAAGGTTGGTATAAGGCGAAGCTGATTGAATCTGAAGCAAAAACTACCGCCAATAAAGGCCAGATGTTAGCCTTCGTCGGTGAAATCCTCGAGCCGGCTTTTGCTAAAGGCCGCAAAATTTTCCTGAGCTATAACGTCGTTCACCCGACCAGCGAAGATGCAGTGCGCATCGGTCACGAACAACTCGCAGCGCTGTCTATGGCTGTCGGCGTCCCGCGTTGGAACGCAACTGAACAACTTCACGAAAAACCTTTTCACGTCAAACTGAAAGTCGAAAAAGCGCCGGAAGGTTCTGACTATGAAGATCGTAACCAGCCGAACGGTTATGACTCTATCAACGTTCAGCGTGCGCTGGCTGTTCAGCCTACTGTTCCCGGTGCTGGTGCGGTTCCTGGTGGCGCTTTCCCTGGCGCTCCGATGCAACCTCCGATGCAAGCTCCGGTCCAGCAGCCGCCGATGCAACCGCCTGTTCAACCTCAGGCTCCGGTACAGCCGATGACTCCTCCGGTTCAACAGCCGCCGGTTCAGCAACCTGTACAGCAGCCGGTTCAACAACCCTGGGGCGGCGCTCAGCCGTGGGACACTTCCGCACAACAGCAGCCGCAAGCGCCTGTACAGCAGCCACAGGCTCCGGTTCAACAGCCTGTCCAGCCTCCGGTCCAGCAGGTACAGCAGCCCGCTCCGGTAGAACAGCCGCAACAGCCGCAAGCCCCGGTTGAACAAACGGCACCTGCCGCTGGCGCAGCTATTCCACCGCCGTGGGCTCAGCAGACTGCTACCCCGGCACCGCAACAACTTCAGGCGCCGCAGCAGGAACAACCGGCGGCGGAACCTCCTCACCCGGCACAGGCACAACTGCCGCCGTGGCAGCAGTAAAGTAAAAGCCCGTCAATTAATAGCGCCTTCGGGCGCTATTTTTACTTTAAGGAGATATGATGCCTGTTTACCTTGCTACAAAAACAAAACAACTGATCAACGATAAGATTGAAGAAGATCAGGGATCTAAATACCGTGAATGGTTGGGTCGTGTTATACCAACTATTAGCGATGCCTTTGACCCTCGCACCGGTAGACGTTCTCATCTTGGCGTATCCACTATTGGTGACCCTTGCGCACGTAAACTTTTCTTCAACTTCCGATGGGTTAGTAAACCGCGTCACAATGCTCAGCTGTTACGTCTATTCAATCGCGGGCACATGGAAGAAGGTCGCTTCATTGCCGCCTTGCTTGCAGCAGGTCTGACTGTTTATCAACAAGATGCAAACGGAAACCAATATCGTATTTCAGAGCTGGGCGGTCATTTTGGTTCTGCTATCGATGGGGTAGTTATAGGCTGTCCTGATCTTCAAGACCCTTCAATGCCTATTCTGGCTGAAATGAAAACTCACGCTGATAAAAGCTTTCAAAAGCTACTTAAGAGTGGTGTGAGAGAATCTAAACCTATGCACTACGCGCAAGTTCAAGTCTACATGCGCAAAATGGGTTTTAGTGTATGCCTCTACATCGCTGTCAACAAAAATAATGATGAGCTTTATTTAGAACTCATTCCTTTAGATAGCGTGGTGGCAGATCAATTTATTCACCGGGGCGTTAAGATTGTATTAGCTGATGAGCCGCCTGTTGGCTTGAGCGAGAAAGGTGCTGGTTGGTATGAATGCAAATGGTGCGACTATGCTGACTTCTGTTACAGAAAAGAAATACCCGCTGTAAGTTGCCGAACTTGCGCTTATTCTATTGCCCGTGAGGATGGCACTTGGTTCTGTCGTAATGCTGCCGTAAATGCTACACTAACCACTGACGAGCAGATAGCGGCTTGCCCGAACTATACGATGGCTAATTACTACGGTAAATAACATGTACAAACTTCGTGACTATCAAACTGAAGCGGTTTACAGCATTTTTCGCTATTTTGATAAATACAAGTCAGCCTCCGGCGACCCTGTGGTGGTGTTGCCTACTGGCACTGGTAAAAGCCTTGTTATCGCGGAGTTCTTTCGTTTGCTTCTGGAATGGTATCCTGGCCAGAAAGCGATGCTGTTAACGCACGTTAAAGAACTGATCGCACAGAACCATGAAAAAATGATGAATCTTTGGCCTGAAGCACCTGCTGGCATTTATAGCTCAGGCTTAAAGAAGAAAAATACCAATCATCAAATTATCTTTGCAGGCATCCAGTCTGTAGCTAAAAAGGCACAGCTCTTTGGTAAAGTCGATATTGTCATGGTCGACGAATGTCATATGATAAGCCCAAAAGAAGCGACATCATATAATCTCTTTTTCAAAGAACTAAAAAAGGTTAACCCTTATTTAAAAGTGATAGGCTTAACAGCCACTCCATATCGCTTAGGCTTCGGACCTATTACCCGCATGGAAGGAGACCTTGAAGAGGGTATTGATGCAATGTTTGACCACATTGTATTTGATGGCTCTTCAGTAGCTTTCTTTAACTGGTTCATAAGTGAAGGCTATCTCCTGCCCGTTGTGCCTAAACGCACCAGCTTTCAACTTGATGTTAATGGCGTTAAAAAGCGTGGTGGTGAGTTTGTTGCTGCTGAACTTCAAACCGCTGTTAACAAGCGTGAAGCAAACGAAGCCGCATTAAACGAAGCTTTAGAAGTAGGTGCCGACCGTAAAAGCTGGCTGGTGTTCTGTGCAGGCGTTGAACATGCCATTGACGTTGCCAACATGCTCAACGAAAAAGGAATCAGCGCGGCTGCTGTTCATAGTAAAACGACCGATGCGGAGCGTGACCGAATAATTGCTGACTTCAAAGCAGGACGCATCAGAGCTGTTACTAACAATAACGTTCTGACAACGGGATTTGATTATCCGGGCATCGATATGATCATCATGTTACGCCCAACTCAATCAACTGTCCTGTGGGTGCAAATGCTGGGCCGCGGTACGCGCCCGGACTATGCGCCAGGGTATGATATTAGCGTGCGGGAACAGCGCTTGGAGGCTATACAAGCAAGCACGAAACACGATTGCCTGGTGTTGGACTTCTCCGGCAATAGCCGCCGCTTAGGACCCATTAACGACCCTGCTGTACCGCGTCGCCCTGGGCGTAAAGGCTCCGGCCCTGGTATTTATAAAGAATGTGAAGTTTGCGGAACTGATGGTCAATATCCTGCCTGGCGCTTCTGCGGTGGTGTTGACCCAGCTGAAGGAAAAGTGCCACATGGATTCTGCGGGGCTGCTTTTAAGTTCAAAGAAAAGCTAAAAGTTGCATCAAGTAGCGAAAAGCTTATCAAAGAATCTCTGGAAGATAAAACCTTAGTTAAAGACTTCACAGTAGAAAACGTAATTTATCAGAAGAACATTAACCGCAACGACCCAACTAAACCGCCGACGCTGAAAGTAACATATCATTGTGGTCACACAACGATATCTGAATTTGTCTGCTTAATGCACAGCGATTGGGCAGGGCGTAAGGCGTACACCTGGTGGAAGAACAGGACGAATTTACCGTTACCTGCAACTATTGACGATGCTTTAGAAATAGTCGCGTCGTTAAAAGTGCCAACGCATATCAAGGCGCGTAAAAATGGTAAGTTCTACGAAGTATTACGTTCTTGCTATGATGGTACTTGTTTCGGTACTATTGAGTCGGTAGTTCCTGATATCGGTATTCAGGTTTATACGAAAGATAACATCATGTCATCTAGCTCGACTGAAACTTATCAAAACGTATACGATCAAGATAACCATGAGGAAGTATCCGCAGCTAGCACTGATGGCTACCAAGTTTTGACACCTGCTGCTAATATGCCTTTTGATGAAGATATTCCTTTCTAAGGTGAAACTATGTACGTGTTAATTAATCGCGACAAATATGATTTGATCGCCAAACATCCCAATTTCTTGACGTTGCATCATCTGGGAATTATCAATTGCCCTGAATGCCAGGAGGTACTACCTCTTGAATTTGGTATGTTTAAAGGCTGGCAGAAATATGAACTGGTGATGCTTTATATTGGTATCACCTTGGAAACTCCTCCCGACGAATGGGAATATTCTGATCTTGAGTATATTCTTATTCACTTGATGAATGAAGCTAAAGAGACTTTACTCAACTTCAACGAAGCTGCCGCTCAAGCTGAATATGCAATTGAATGGGATATTCAAGGTCTATGTTCTTTTGTAGTCGGCGCGAAAGTTCCATCCCTTGATGAAGGATTATGGGATAATTTGACTATTGACATTAGTACCGAGGATGCGGCTAAACTGTTAATCACCAAGCGCGCTATCGAATTTAAACATCCAATGCAATTAGCGTTTAAACCTTAGCAGGCTTAATAGTTGTAAAAGTGATAACCACAATACGAAAATAATGCTTGCACGATCTAAAGAGCTCTGTTAAGTTTCATTCTGTCTTGTGGTATAACCCCTAAACTAATACAGATCAACAATACTGAGTGGAGTAAAAGAAATGACCGAACTGACTACTGAACAGAAAAAAGAAAAGGCTCGCCTCGCACAGCAGGAAGCCGCTGCCAAAAACGCCGCGCAGACTGAGAACGCTAACGATCAGACCAAAGCTGATCAGAAAGCAGCTGACGAAGCGCGCAAATTGCAGGAAGCGACCGCCGCGGTTACGACCGACTTCAACAACCTGAAAGGTTATGTTGACAACGGTAACACGCTGATCGCGAACCTGACCGCTGAGTCGACCGTTGAGCAGATCGAAGAAGCTGGCAAACAAGCCGGTGAAACCCTGAAGTCTGCCAAGGCGTCTCTGACCTCTATCAAAAAGAGCGTCAAAAAACTGAAAGAGCCGGGCGACCTGAAAGTCGCGCTGGAACAGGCCGAAACCATGGTCGAAACGCTCGACAGCGCTGTTAAGTCTGTCAAAGGCAAAGTTTCTGAAGCTAAGAAAGCTAAGAAAGATGCCGAAAAAGCTGAAGCAAAACGTCTGAAAGACGAGCAGAAAGCGGCGAACGCGATGCCGAACCAGAACGGCATTACCCGCCCGCGCCCGGATACCGCTTGCGGTAACGCCTGGGCGCTGATGGATGAACTGAGCGAAAAACTGAAACAGCCGGTTCCGATCGCTCTGCTTCTGCAAGCCGCTGAAAAGCGTGAACTGAACCACGATACTGTTAAAACGCAGTACGCGCGCTGGAAGAAGTTCAACGGCATTGAAGGCCGTGTTCAGATGCCTCTGCCGACAGGTCTGCTGGACTGATCATCCAGTAATCTACTATAATAAAAGCGCCCCACTTCGGGCGCTTTATTTTTGACTAAAATCTGGCTCACTCGCCTAGGAAACAGGGATAAAACCATGAAGCTGAACTCTCAGACCCCCGAAAAGAAAGATTATCAATCTACCCTCGAAGTTCATTCCATTTTCAGCACTATTCAAGGTGAAGGCCCTTTCTGCGGTCGCCCTGCTGTTTTCGTTCGTCTTGCTGGCTGCAATCTCCAGTGCCCTGGTTGTGATACTGAATATACTGAAGGTCGCGAACGTATGACCTACGGCGATATTCTTGACCACGTGTATCACCAGAAAATGGAAACGCGCAGCAACGCAAACCTGATCGTCATTTCCGGCGGCGAACCTTTCCGTCAGAACATCACTCCTTTCTGCGATTTCCTGATTGAAAACGATTTCGACGTGCAAATCGAAACCAACGGCAGCATGGCTATTCCTCTCGAGCTGTCGCAGTTGGTCACGGTTGTATGCTCGCCGAAAACCGCTAAGTTGCATCCGAGCGCCCTGCATCGGGCCAACGCCTTTAAGTACGTTTTAAAAGCTAACAGCGTGCGACAGGAGGACGGTTTACCCTTGCAAGCTCTTGATCACCGAGCTACGCCATTTATTGCGAGGCCTCCAAAGTCATTTAAGGGTAAAATCTACCTGCAACCGATGGACGAGCAAGACGCTGGCTATAACGCCGACAACGTTGCAGCGGTCCTGGAAAGTGCAATGAAGTTTAACTATACCGTTCAACTTCAGATTCATAAACTGTTAAATGTGGAGTAACCGTGAGCGAAAAATATATGTTCGAAAACCGCGCAATTGGCGGCATGACCTGGAACGATCTTCAGGAAGCATGTTGTCAGGATGCCCTGGTTTGTACTAAAGAGCGCGATGTTGAAAAAGCCGGTCCGGTTTATAAACTCCGCGATCCTTGTACTGAAGAAGTATGCTATGTGTTCACTGATGAAGCTGAACAATTTAGCAACCCGTACCGCACCGCTGATGAAGCTGCGGAAATGAGCCGTAAATACGCTGATCATTTATAAGGTATTGACTATGAACGTATCATCTGAAAAAGTGTACAACGTTGTTGAAAGTGTGAAGGGCAAATCCGCCGTTGTTGTCCTGTCTGGCGGTCAGGACTCCGTAACTTGCCTGGGCCTTGCCCTTCGCAACTTTGAAACTGTTCACGCTGTTGGTTTTGTCTACGGACAAAAGCACGAAGTTGAAATCCACTGCGCCGCGCGCATCTGTGAAGAACACAACGTACCCTTCACCGTGTTTTCGATTCCTGCGCTGCAATCTATCGGCAATAGCGCGCTCATTCGCGGCACCGAACAAAAAGACGTTAGCGCTAAACACGCGCAGAACTCCAACCTTCCGGCCTCTTTTGTACCGAACCGCAATGCGCTGTTCTTAACTACAGCTCACGCATACGCTCAAAAAGTTGGTGCAGATACGCTCATTACTGGCGTCTGCGAAACCGACTACAGCGGTTATCCTGATTGCCGCGACGAGTTTATTCGTTTGCTTCAAACAGCATTAAACGTCGGCTATCAGACCAATATCGAGATTGCCACGCCGTTAATGTGGTTAAATAAAGCTGAAACGTTCGCACTGGCTAAAGCAGTCGATTTTCTGACAGTTGTGCTGGAAGATAGTCATACCTGCTATAATGGTGACCACACTACTGACAACGTGTGGGGCTATGGCTGCGGCGAGTGCCCTGCTTGCCAACTTCGTGAAAAAGGCTTTTCAGCCTTTGTAGAAAATAACCCTTTTAAATTCTAATTACTGGCGGGCGCAAGGATGCGCCTAGGAGATTATCATGGGTAGACGTGAAACATTACTTCGATATTGCGACCGCTTACAGGGTATTGTTGATGTAGAAGGTTGGGTTTCTATTCATAACGGTGGAGTTCAGAGCCAGCAGCTATCCAACGAGTGCATTGCTCTTATGCGGGATGCGGGTTTTAACTTCGATATCTTAACTGTCAATGGTAGCATTCTTGAGAATGTTGAAATTAACGACGCTAAGATTAAAGCGACTTATAATACTTCTCCTGAACTGGAAACTTTACCTCCGAACGGGATTAAACGCTGGCGACTGGCTAGCGAATTTCCTTCTCGCCCTGGGGTTAGCACAAGCGGGGCGACCGATATTAAAATTAATCCAGACAATGCTCCGTGGAAAGCTGACGAAGTATTCCATCAAGTTTTTAGCAAAGAACCTCTTACCCGCGAAGAACTTGAAAAGGCTGGCTTAGAGCCTGACGTTGGCCCTTTTTACTCTAACGACAAATATAAGCGCGAAATCAAACCCGGCGTTTTCATTGATGTTTACGACGTGATTGATTGTTATGAAGTGACCTCCGGCCCGCTGCAACATGCTTTGAAAAAGATCTTAGCTCCTGGTCAGCGCGGTCACAAAACCTACGAGCAAGATTTAATCGATATACTTTCGTCGGTTGAACGCGCTCTCTTCCAACATCAGGAGAAAAACAAATGAAGTTCATTTTCGCTTACCTCTTAATGGTTGTGTTCGTAAACCTGGGCTTCAGCTACCTGCCAATCGTGCCCACGCCGTTGGGCGCTGTGCCGCTTATGGCTTTCTTCGTGGGCTGTGTGTTCGTGCTACGCGACTACGCGCAACGTAGCGCAGGCCACCACGTCCTATGGGCTATAGCGCTGGCCTGTTTAATTAGCTACTGGCTGGGCGACCCGGTTGTCGTTGTCGCGTCTGTGACATCTTTCGCGGTTAGCGAGCTGCTGGACTATGCAATATTCACGATCACTAAAAAACCGTTCCATGAACGGGTCGTGTTCAGCTCTATGATCGCAGTCCCGGTAGACTCCTTCATCTTCCTGCATATGATAGGCTATGCCAGCTGGGGATCTATCCTTGCAATGAGCCTTTCCAAATTCTTTGCTTCGGCGTTATTATACGTCATCTACGAAAACAGAAAACGGAACGGCTTAACAGTCGCCTAATGTCGGGCTAGCCAAGGATGGCTTCAACTGGAGAAATAAAATGTCTTACAAAGTTATTCGTTCACATGAAATTTGCGCGGGCCATCGTGTTGTAGGTCACGAAAGCAAATGCCGCCACCTGCATGGCCACAATTACGTGTTTCACTTCCACGTCGCGCCGAAAATGAAAACTGTGGCGGTCGCAACGGGTAAAGCTGCCCATATTCCGGGCCAAGGATTTAAACCGACTTACCGCAACATGACGGTTAACGATCGTACCAAGCTGGACGATGTTGGTCGCGTTATCGACTTCAGTGTTGTTAAGACTACACTCTGCCAGTGGCTGGAAGATAATTGGGATCATAAATTCCTGCATTGGGAAAAGGATGATCTGATCAATGGTTTGAAAACCCTGGTGGAATTTGAAGAGGAAATGGCAGAGTACATCTCAGAAAATGATCAAAATCATTTCTTCAATTCGCTGGTATCGCTGCCTTTCAACCCTACCGCTGAAAACCTGGCCGCTCATATGGTCGACGTTATTGGCCCGATGTTGCTTGCCGAACATGGCGTTGAGCTGGTAAAATGCGTCATCGAAGAAACTTCTAAATGCCATGTGGAGTACAGCAAATAATGGAACAGTTAAAACTGAACGGTATTAAAGCAGAATCAGATTCCGAAAATCCTCAACGTGACGAAATCGCTTATTATATCAGCGGTATCCTGAACATCATCGAAGGCGGTTCTGAAGGTATGCTTCTGCGCCCGGGCCTCATTGAAACCCCTGATCGTGTCGCGAAAGCTTATGAAACCTGGTTCGGCGGTTATAAAGTTGAAATCGCCGATCTGTTCAAAGTGTTCGAAGACGGTGCAGAAGGTACCAACGAAATGGTTATCGTTCGTGATATCCCGGTTTATAGCCATTGCGAACATCACATGGCCCCCATCATCGGTCGCGCGGTAGTGGGTTATGTGCCCAACGGTAAAATTGTCGGGCTCAGTAAATTGAGCCGTGTGGTTGACGCTTTTGCCCGCCGCCTCCAGGTTCAGGAACGTCTGACTAACCAGATCGCAGATGCAATTAACGAACACCTGCAACCGAAGGCCGTATGCGTCTACATCGACGCTCGCCATATGTGCATGGAGTCGCGCGGAGTTAAACAGTCCTGCGGCTCCAGCACGATTACCAAAGCTTTCCGGGGAGCTACGGATATTAGCACCATTGAGCATTACCTTGAAGCAGATACATGGCGTCGCGAGTTTCTTGAAGCCTGTAAATGATATAAAGTCGTATGTTATACTAAGGCCCTACGGGGCCTTTTTTATTGGAGATAATAAATGAAGCTAACTTGGCGTGAAGGTAAACATAAATTTCGTGACGCTCGCCTGGCGTACATTAATAATATCAAAGTAGCTGCAATTAGCTGGCAAGCTTCGGGCGAGACTCAGTTCAACATTTCGATGCTGTTGCCAGGACTCCCGAAAACGGGTAATACCTACAAAACGTTTGAGAATGCCCAGCGCATTGTTGAAGAGCGTGTAGAAACCTGGTTTAAGTTAGTGGAGCAATCATGAATCTATACCTTGCTGCGGTTTATACTAACAGCTTTCGCAAGGGTCAGTCGACGTATCCGAAGCTGAACGAACGCGAAGCTGAAATTGTGGATACCATCCCCAACATATTGGAATCCTATCACTATGTTAATCGCCAAAAATACGTTGATGAAATGCGAGCCGACGGAGCTCAAGTGTTTCTTGACTCAGGGGCTTTCTCTGCTTGGAACATGGGAGCAACGATCAGCCTACCTGGCTATTGTCGCTACATTCAAGAAAACGAAGATATCATCAGAAAAGACGACGGCGTCATCATGGCTTCAGTCCTTGATGGGATTGGCGACCCCTTACAGACTTGGCGCAATCAAAATGAAATGGAAGCCAGAGGAGTTACTCCACTACCCTGTTTTCACTTCGGCGAGGATGAGAGATATCTTGAATATTACATGTCTAAATATCCCTACATCACACTCGGCGGCATGGTCGGAAAAACTGTTGAGCAACTTATCATCTGGCTCGATCGTATCTGGGAAAAATACATCATTGACGGTGCAGGACGTCCAAAAGCTAAGTTCCATGCTTTCGGTATCACATCTGTCCGAGTCATGGAAAGATACCCGTGGTATTCCGTTGATTCTTCATCCTGGATTCAGTTCGGAGCTTATGGATCGATGTTCATCCCGACCGGAGTACCTTATCGAGTTTCAGAGAAAGCTGGCACCATTCACGAAGCCGGAAGGCACGTTCTTACTCTCAACCCCCTCGAGCGGGCTTATATAGACCAAGTTATTGAAGAGTCGGGGTTCGATTTACAACGTTTGACCACAATTTACGAAACACGCGCAACCTTCAACATGTGGAGCTATCGGCAAATAGCAGAGCGCATCAACAAGGATAAACATTCGCGTGTTTTCGAACCAAAAATAATGGAGTTGTTCTGACGATGCAATTTCTGATAGATGGGCACAGGGATAGAGTAGCATTTAGAAAATTGCAATGGGCTGAAGGTATCGCGGGTCAGCTCTTAACGCCTTTAACTCGTTATCGCCGAGGTGAACCTGTATATGCGATTGACAACGGGGCGTTTAGCGGCCTAAGAGAAAAAGAGTTCATATCTCTCCTTAAGAGAGAATGGGAACAAAGAACTCAATGTTTATTTGTTTGCATACCCGATAAAGTTGGCTGCCATATCACAACACAACAAATGTGGAATGATTTTAACCATCTCGCTGATGGTTATGTTAAAGCTTTTGTTGCGCAAGATGGATATAATGGTATGCCCGATGAGGCTGGAGCTTTATTTATTGGGGGAACAGACAAATTCAAAGAATCAGAAGAAGCTCAAGATGCTGTGCTGGATGCCCTGGCTAAAGGTAAGCACGTTCACATTGGTCGTGTTAACGGTCCTGCGAGGTTTATGCTGTACCATGTATTAGGCGCACATACTTGCGACGGGTCCGGGGTAAGTAGATACGACCACATGCTCCCACTAATCAAACAAGCATATGAGGCTTATAATGCTCGGATGGAGTTACCATAATGGCTAACATACTTCGCAATTGTCAGGAGATGGCTAATGTTCCTCCTGCTATGTGGCGGATAGATGAAATTGAACAGGCTATGAAGTTTCCGGGAACAAGGATTGAAATTAAGCATATTGATTTCAAGGAACCTTGGAAAAGTGAAATCTATCTGATAAGAGAAGACACTCATGCTTGACGCTCTCAAGTTCGCATCATCTGCGGTAGGTAAGCGAGCCTTTGTTGAAGGCACTACGCACTTTTTGATCAAAGAGGGAATGGTCCGGGCCACTAATGGTGTCATTGCTATGGCTGCGCCTATCCCGTTGAGCTTAGAGTGCGCCCCGCAAGCTATCCCAATGCTAAAGGCTATAGCAAACTGCGAAAGCGCAACACAGCTAACTATGCTGGCAAACGGTAAGTTAAATATTAAATCTGGTGCGTTTAAAGCCAATATACCCTGTACGGATAAAATCGGCGCGCACGTTGACCCTGAAGGGGAAATGTATGAGATTAACGGAGCAGAACTTATCACCGCTCTTAAAACTGTGGGTCCTTTTATCGGCTCTGATGCTAGTAGGCGATTTAGTATGTCTGTCCTTATTAAGGGAGGTTCAGCATTTGCAACCAACAACGTCTGCCTTGCTCAATATTGGTTTGGAAGCCCATTCCCTCTTGATGTTGTATTGTCTTCTGATGCTGTCGAAGCGCTGGTTAAGATTAAAGAAACTCCAGTTCGAGCGCAGGTAACCGAAAATTCTATCACTTTCCATTATGAGTCGGGCTGTTGGATGCGTAGCACCTTGATGGAAAACGGATGGCCTGTTCAAGTTGAAAAGATGTTAAGCCAGGAAAGCAATCCGCAAACTATCGACCCGACGTTGTTTGACGCCCTGGAGAAGCTGAAGCCGTTTGCAACGGATAACGGGCGCGTATATATCGAAAATGGAGTTGTTCGCACCCACGCAGACGAAACAGAAGGTGCGTCATACAACATGCAATCTGAAACTGTTCATGGCATCTATGCTTTAGAAATGTTGATGTTGCTTAAGAACAATGTGGATACCGCAGACTTAACTTTGTATCCGAATCCGTGTACATTCTTTGGTAAAAATTTTCGTGGCATACTGGTAGGACAAAGACCATGAGAACTGATGCTATTGGATTATTCTGGCAAGACTTGCCGCCTCCTCCAAAAGTTAAGAAAGAAAAAATTAAACGAACTCCCCCAGAACGCACCTGGGAAAGGCCTGACTATCTGCCAGGCCTTGAGGTAGCTTTGCGCGCTGTTTATAACCGCTATAGTCAAGAAGAACTAGTCAAAGCTGTTAAAAATGGTGAACCCCATGTTTTCGATATCGAGTGTTACCCTAACTATTTCTTGATAGCTTTCCGAAATATCCTGACTCAAAAAGTAATCTACTTTGAAAAGTATCTGGGATGCGAACTAAATGTTGAATGGTTAAGTTGGGTAGCTCATAACGTACTCTTAATCAGCTATAACGGTTTAGGATACGACGAACCTATTCTCACTCTGGCCCTTGCTGGTGCAACTAACGCAGAGCTTAAAGAAGCCAGCGATCGTATCATTACCGAAGACTGGCGGCCAAGCGACATACTCAAAAACGCAGAACTGGAACGTCTGAAGCTTAACCACATTGACGTCATGGAAGTTGCACCCGCTGGCGGTTCATTGAAACAACGTGCGGGCCGTCTGCATCGTAAGAGACTTCAGGATTTACCATTCCCGCCTAACATGATGCTAACGCGGAACCATATGGTAATAGTTCTTCATTACTGTATCAACGACCTGGATGCTACCGAAGCGCTTTACTTGTCGCTTCAAGATGAAATACATCTTCGGGAGATCATGTCACAAGAATACGGTGTTGACCTTCGTTCCCGTTCGGATGCCCAAATCGCAGAGGATGTTATACGCCACGAAATACAGCGCATAACGAGGAAGCGCGTACAGCGTGCTAAGGTGGAGCCAGGGCGTAGATATAAATATAACGTGCCTCGCTTCCTAGTTTACCAGACACCGCTGATGAATAGCGTTATTGACTTGATTAAGAAATGCGACTTCGTCATTAGCGAAAAAGGTTCTGTTGAACTACCCTGGCAGCTAAAAAACTTGCGCATCAATATCGGTAACGCAAGTTATCAGATGGGTATTGGTGGTTTGCACTCAACTGAAGAAAAAGCCTGCCACCATTATGTAAAAGGCCGGAAGAAGCGTGATATCGACGTTACCTCTTATTACCCGAGCGTGATACTTGGCCAACGCTTATTCCCCGAGCATTTGGGTGAAGTATTCCTTCGCGTCTATAAGAAGATTGTAGATCGACGTGTTCGCGCGAAACATACTGGTGACAAGAAAACAGCACAAACACTGAAGATCGTTATCAACGGTTCATTCGGTAAGCTGGGTTCAATGTGGTCAGTCTTGTATGCGCCGCAACTACTCATTCAGGTAACAATTACAGGTCAGCTTTCCTTGCTGATGTTAATTGAAGCTTTCGAGCTGATGGGAATACCTGTTATATCTGCCAACACTGATGGTATTGTTATTGACTATCCCGAAGAGCAGGAACCACTGGTCGAACAAATTATCAAATGGTGGGAGAAACAAACAGGATTTGAAATGGAATCCAACTTCTATCGTGCGCTCTATTCTGCGAACGTTAACAACTACGTAGCGATAGATGATAAAGGTAAGCTCAAATGCAAGGGTTGGTTTGCAGACTCAGGTCTGTCTAAAAACCCAAGCGGGGAAATTATTATTGAAGCTGTTCGGGCTAAGTTGAAGGATAATATACCAGTAGAAGAAACAATCACTAAGTGTAAAGATATACGCAAGTTTGCGGTTGTACGCGCCGTTAAAGGCGGGGCTGTGTGTAACGGTGACTATTTAGGGAAAGTTGTACGCTGGTATTATGGTCCCGAGGATTATCCTGAAATGGTCTATGCAGCTTCCGGTAACAAGGTAACCAACTCAGCTGGTGGTGTTCCTATGATGGAGTTACCTGATGAGTTTCCCGAAAACCTCAACCATGATGTTTACATCGCTAAGGCCAATAAATATTTGGAAATGATGGGTTATCAGTAGTTGACTTGAAAGAGTGTCAGGGACGATACTCTTTATACCGACAAAGGAGCTATCTATGATCGTTAAACAATATCTTCAGCCTATTCATAAAAAAGCTTTTCGCCCCCTCATCAAAGAACTTCTAATGGAAGGTCTTGAGCCTACCCTTTGCCAGGAAGGCACCGAAATTAATTTGTATTATAATCATCCCGCAGGCTTACCTAAAAGAATGGTTTCACGGTTAGGTTGGTTTAGAACCGTTAAGGAATGTTCTGACTACCTTGAATTTCTTTACGCAATTGAAGAAACTGTACGTAAAGAGTGGGGCCTATGAGCAGTAGGAAACGTTGGGTGGCTAAAGGTTGGTATGACAATCTTGAAACTCAACGTAGAGAACGTTACGATCATCGCGGTAACGTTATTGAATCGCAAGGTGTCTTATACGTAGCGCGCAAGCCTGGGCACCACGGTAAATTTGGCAAGCTTCCCGATGTACCGAAAAAACCTTTCAACTATAAGGAACCAGAAGATGAAACATCTTAAGAACTTTCTCTGTGCTTTTTTGTTCGGGTTAGTAGTTTCCGCAGACCTGGACGCTGCGCCTGTTAAACAGGAGCCGATCGGGGTTATTAGCCCTATCCTTTCCTCGCTGTGCGCGGATAAACCCCAGGGCCAGCAAAAGCTATGCTATGAGCAGGCAATAGCGCTTATGCGCTTTTCGCGGAGCATAGGAATCTCTGAAACGAGCTGCTCACTCTGGAAGGCTACAGATTTGGAAGTTCAGGAAAGATGTGAAGAATACGAAGACGACCCTGACGTGAAAGACTTTTACAATTGGGTCAAATAAAAGAGGGCGCCGAAGCGCCCTTTCTTTTTATGCTCCTGTTGTCTTGACCAATATACTAATCATCTGCCCAAACGCTTCCACCCTCACTTCAGTACCATTCGTATCAACAGCTACAGGCTTAATATTAACAGTCTGAGGATACCCCTGCGACGGCGGGTTAGGGAACGGGTCACGTGCCGTGCATCTTGCTGGATTCATACTGGTAACCTTTGCCCAGCCTATAGCAGATTCACCAGGAGCCGGTTGAATAACCAGTTCCGCCCGGTAGGTGGGTGCTCATTCAGCGTGCTAAGGAGTACGGCGGCGGGTGGTGCCGATAATAGGAGTCGAACCTACGACCTTCGCATTACGAATGTGAAGCACCTCATTTAACCAACTGTTTTTACTGGCATTGACCGCATTCACAGCCATCAAGTCAGTGGCACAAGAGGGAAGATGATGAATCTTGTTTCTGTGTGCATGTCACAAATATGGCACAGAGAACGCAAAGCTCTGCAAACCGGTGCAAAGCCTTGCGTGTCTCACTTCTGTCCCACCTGTAGCTAAGCGCAAGACGAATCGACACCTTCCGTGGTTTTGAGTTGTTTTGCGCTAATTTTTTGCCCCATGCATGCCACATAGATTGCTATCAGGGCGCTATGGGCCATGAGATATCAGGAGCGGAAGTCGTGTCTATACGACTTAATAACACTCTGAATTTTTTCAAGGCTAAAAGTCTTGTTGTCTCATCTTCTGTTGCCATACCAAGATCAACAGCATCCTGAAGGAGTGATATCTCGTTGCTTGCTTCATTCATCAGCATCGTTTTCCTTTCTACTGCCTCTTTCTGCTGAATATCTTTGAGTGCTTTATCGTCGGGTAGCCACTTTTCTCCATCCCAAAACTCCCATGCCCGGGGAGGACCAGACAAAGTAAACCCATCAGGAATGTCTCCAGGCTCATTAATAATCATGGTCTTGCTTTTGTCAGTAGAATAGGCCGTCTTGCCCCGATAATCTGAGGTGATAATCCATGCAGATCCATTCGCATTTCTGATTATCGCCTTTCCCTCTTGCAGAGGCGGCGGCGCGTCGAGGTATGCGCCAGCTGGAAGTCCCGTTCCTCTACTAATCATGACTTCGGAAGTGCCTATGTATTCCCCGCTGATGTCTGCAATATAAACTTTTTGGATGAAATCTTGTTCAGCAAAACCATTTGAATTGAATACCATTACGAAGCCCTCACTATCATATTCCAGACTATGTTTCTCATTCTGACTTCTGCTGAGTTTCCACGACCATAAGAAGGACTTGATTTTGATGCATCAATGGTTGCAGTCACGCTACGAAGGAAAGTTGTGTCACTCGTTATTGTGTACGCAGCTGCAACGCCTCCTATGCACGTTATCGCGCCTGTGCCAAATCCTCTGGAATCAACCGATGGCGCAAAAGACCCTACAATATTAGGAGCTGCGTCCAGTTGTTCCGAAAGCATTGCCCTCCCCTGATCTACTCCCCTGCCATCATCAAATCCCCTGACTACGTTAGCACGCATATCGGGAAGAACGCCTGTCGTATAAATAGAAGCTAATTTTGGGTATAGCGTTTTATCGAATGGTGCCCCATTCAACCTGAGGTATTTAATTCCAAGAGTTGAGTTGTCAGGAAGATTTAAAGAAGGCCACACTAACATCGACCCCACAGGTGAAAGAGCGTCAACCATATCTTTAATGCTATTCAATGATGGGCCAGTCCATGAGCTACCGTCTGGTAGAGTAACGGTGATATTACCTGCGCCTGAAAACATTTGCTGCCAGTTTGTTTTGTCCAGGTTAAGTCCACGTAAGGCTTCGGCGGTCTGTGAGGCAAGTGACGCGGTAATTAAACTCTGTGCTTCCTGAGGAACGGCAAACCAGGCGGCACCGCTTTGAGTTGGCCCCGTGTAATTACTGACAAGCGTCAGCTGAGTATTGCTTGTAATTGTTTTAACAGGCAGGGTGTAAGGAGTCCCACCAATTTTAACAACAATGAGATCGCCAGCTTTTAATTCCGTTGTGAATGATGTTCCATTACCAGTAACCGCTGCTGATTTATTTGTCAGGTTAATAGTTCCTGTAGACATATGCGCTCCTTATGGGCAATAAGAACCCCGCCAGAGCGAGGTTGTTTATAAAGGTGAGGTGTTAATAGAATCTGCCGGTTCCGCGGGCAATTATCATTGTGGGAGATGAAGCCCTGCCGCCTGTGCCGTCAGAAGATATGGTGATAGAAGCATTAACGGTCGGCGTGCTAACTTCTGCCGTATGCATTACCGAACACGCCGCCCCAGAAAGGACATACGTCTTTTCAGACCCGTTTATATTGATAGTTAACCTGCCGCCATAATCCGCCACACACATAACCATGACCTTTTTCACGAGGTTTGATGTTGATGAATCCGTGTACCCCATCTTCAGCGTTGTTGTGCCCGGACTACTACGCACCACATCCGGCCAGACGTTCATATTGGCTACATCACCAATAAAGCTTTTAGCCTCTACAACACCAGAGAAACGCCCATTGTTTGCGTAGACGTCGCCGGTAAATGAACCTGCCGATGCATATACCGTTCCTCTTACAGTGACCTGGTTAAACTCAGCATTACCTGCCTTATTGATGAGCCAACCTGATGCTCCTGCCACATAATTATTTGACTGAATGTAATTACCGATTTTGGCATTAGTGATACTCCCATCACGGATAAAGGCTTCGTTCATAAACACCTGACCATTATAGACGAAGAAAGCAGCTTGATAATTCCCAGGATCACTCCCAGAGTAAATGCCGAATTGGTCAGCAGCAAAAACTATTGTGGATTTGTAGGACCCGCCAGATGGCTCAATGGACATTCCAAAGCCGGTATTATACTTCACACCATTGCGAATAACACCAAGGTTCAGGGTGTATGATGCTTTCCCAGTACCGTTGTTTGTCACCTCAGCGTCTAGCTTCTGGTTAATCGCTGCTGTCACGTCTCCAAACTGAGCCTGAACATACGTATTGAGCGAAGCGATAGCGTTCTTGTTATCACTAATAGCTGTTTGTTGTTCAAGAATTTGAGAATTAACTCCATCAAACTGAGACTTGACACTAGTAGTAAGCTGAGCAAGAGCACTGTCTACCGTGGCAATTGTTGTTCTAACTGTTAAGATCTCAGCATTTACTTCACCCAGTTGCTGGAATTGACGTTCTACTGTACCATTATTCGCTAATGCGTTTTGTAGAATACCTTCAAGGTTAGTATCAACACCATTTATCACGTTTTTCATAGCATCAGAATCTCTGATAGCCTCGTCAATCTGAGGCATAAGCTCCGTGATATCTGTGTAACACAAGACTTCAACTTCTAAGAAGTCAGAATAACCGAATGCGTTAATTGCCCTGATATACCACCAGTAAGTATGATCGTTCTGTAAGTTGCTCGACGTCGCTTGCATACCCATAGTGAAACGTGTCGCGTTAGTTACGACTGTATCGTGTTCAGCATTAGGTAAGCGCTGTTCGTAACTAGTCCAGAAGTCATATTGTGTGGATACAGTAAAAATGTCTGGAGAACGCGGGCGTAGTGTTACAGCAAAAAATTCTTGAGTAACGTCGCAGCCAGTAGGTTTACTCGGCGCCCTGATTTCAACAACAATCATAGCTTCAGCAGAACGTTGGCCGAAACGGTTGACAGCCATAACACCCATCTGATAGCTACCGCGAATAAGGCCTGTAATGTTAACGCTTTGACCAGGTACTTGAATAGTCTGGATAACTTTACCTGCTCGTCTGATAACCACAGTATTGTAGGCAATGTCGCCAATGTTACCCCAAGACAGAACGCCCTGAACGACTTGCCCAATTTCTTGAACATCGTATTTCAGGTTCACTGGCATTGCTACAGTGGCTTTCGGGAAATCGGTTATCTCTGGGCGCTCGATAGGTTTACCGACCGCATCGTTCCACACATCGGCTGTTTCTTGCTTCAGAGTAATGTCAACACCGTTTTCAGCTGACATTGCCCATTCAGTGATTCTAAACTCTTGCCCGTTGATACCAAGTTGCGGTAAGTACAAGCGCACGTAATAGCCCGGGCGGTATTGATAGCCGCTCATGTTCATCGTAAAGGTAATGGTTCGACCAATACGAGTACGGTTCATTTTAATTTGCGCAAGCTGCTGGGCTTGAAACTCGTTAGCAACGAAGCGAAGTTTTAAGTCTGAAGTATATTCGCCACCATCTTCGTCGATATACTTCTGAACTTTAACCGCAGGATAATCAACTTCGCTGTATTGCTGCTTAGCGTCCAGGAAAGTACCTGTAACGATGTTGAGTTTATCGTTATAAGCTGCTTCAGGTACAATCTTAACGCTAGAAATAATCTGGCCCGGGCGAATTTCCATTGTAGCGGGGCCATAATAAGCACCCGCTAAAATACCGTGTTTACCAGCCATAAAGGTTGGTTCACCGGCACATGCTAAGTGCATATCATCAAGAATACCTGCTTGAGTTTCGGAGGCATCAAAAGTACCGTTCAGCGTATAACGTTTGCGAACCCCACCGCCGTCATTAAGAGTCTGATCGCAAATGTTGGCAGCTTGTATAAACTGTTCCATGTTAATATCGCTATCAGGTACTTTTAAATAGCTGCGATAAAAATCCAAGATACAGAGAGCGGCATTATCGCTCCATGCTGTTGTTCCGTTTCGCGGGTCGTATACTTTCTTACCAAAAATCTCAAATTTGACGTTAGGTAAACCGGCCGGGAATTTATCACCGTCAAACTTAAGGGATATGCGGGCCCAGGTAATACCCTTGCCAATCATGTCGTCTTTCCATGAACGACAATTAGCTTTCATAAACGGGTCTACCGTTGACCGGTTGTTATGAATCTCGTAACGAGCCAGGTCACCATATTCGCCTAACAGCTCATCACCGAGCCAAATACGACCTACTCGATCAATCGGGTGACCCGCTATAGCAATGCCTAAATGGACCCATTCTTTAATGTCGTCGCCTGTGCTCTGCTCTTCAGCAAAGAACAGCAAGCCGGAAACCACTGTGGCCCCGTAAATGAAGTTCATGGGCGCTGTGGCACTCCTTAGCGTTTGCTTGCGCTCCTGCTGAGAGGTGTAGGCCCCGATGGAGGGTATTGCTGGTTTGATCAGAAGCGAAGCGGCAACGGTAGCAGCGACAGTAATTACCATCGCCACTGTCGCTGTGATAATACCTGCCGCTGCTGCGCCAGCCGCACCCATTGCTACCGCTGCAACTATGACCGCTGCTGGCATCTTATACCCTCCACGCCGCTAAAATTTTATGATGCTGTTCATCAGCAAACCTTACTCCGTCCATAGTAGGAACGAAGACACCACCCATCCAATAGATAGCACTAGTAAGGCCCAACTCACCATCAAACAGAACAACATCACCGTTTTGAACAAAGTTGACATTTTCAATTTTTTCAAGTTTACCGTCCCACGCTTTGTAGAGATCACCATAGGCCGATGCAAGGTGACGTTTCGCACCTGCTTCAGTCTTGTACTTCCCACGTGACGCTTTGGCCGGGTCTTCATTGCCCATTACAATAACGGCGTCTGCTGCGAACATTACGCAATCGTTAACACCCCATTCAAAAGGGGTATCTTTTCTTTCTTCTACTAACTTCAGAAAATCAGTTTGCCAGTTTAGTTTTTTCATGGTACATACCTGAAAGGCGGTGCATCCTTTTTCGAACCCCAATAAATTGAGTATTCGGCCATCTGCGAAACGTATCTGAAAATGCGATCGCCGCCATTAAGTTGTTGCTGTGATTCGTCAGTGAAGCGCCAGGCTTTCGCGCGTGCCCATTCTTCAAACACGTTTGATACAGTTATGTTTACTGCGCCCTGTTCACCTGTAAGGATAGCAGTATTTCTGATCTTACCGCGAAAAACAACATCATAATCATTAAGTATGAAGTTGTCGTTGAGTACACCCACAAACATGGAAGCTCGGCGGCCTACGCAGTTTTCATTCAGGATAGTGGCAATCATTGACGTATCTAAGCCACCAAGTGTTAAGTTAAGTTGAGTTGCGCTGGTGTTATTCTGTTCGCGCACTGCGTCAACTTTACCGAGGAAGCCCACGCCAACGTAGTTATTACCTTCTATGACCACATTACCAGTACCGGTATGCACTCGCGTCGGGCCACTGTCGAAAAGTATTTCAGCAGCTAAGATAAGGTTGACAGATTCATCCATCATACCTTGTGCAACGTTAAGTGAAAAGGGATTTACTAGCATCAGAACACCTCTACAAAGTTCAAAGTAAAGTCGTTATTAAATGCCGGAGAACGTTTTACACCATTCTCACCCTTTTCAAGTCGAAAGATCGCATAAGGTCTGTCAACAATAATTGCAGCGTTATCTGCGGGGCTGTTGCGAAGCTGCGGCGCTATGCGCACAGTTGCCGCGCCCGTAGAGCTACTTGTAACGTCTGCAAGCACCATTTTCATTTCATCATTAACGGTAATATAATCACCGCGCGATAAAACTTTGGTCGATGGTGTCCAGCCGTCCGTCACAATCTGTGAGCCTGTTTGGCCCGCGCCGGCAATACGTGGCGTACCTTTTACTGCACCAGGAAAGCGACCAAAATCCCAGAGCTTAATGCGACCTGCTAAACCGTCCAGCTCAAAAATAAGAGCCTCTACTTCACGAGACTCATAATCGTCTAAGTTGGAAAGTGTTAATTGGGCCTGCCAAGCAGACCCTGGATAGCGAACGGTTTGAGTCTGCCCTGTCCAAGGACTGGTAAAGCTCGAGCCGTTTGACTTTAGCGACCAATCAAAGCTAGACGGTAATATTCCGCTCGGCCATATCAATAGTGCCATTATTATCTCCCAATTTTACGGCTAACATTGCCACGGTTAGTGACGTCAACGAGAACGCGATTATAACCCTGTTCCGCGCCGTCGGCAGTAGCTCGTTGGACCGCATCAGCCAGAGCTTGATCACCCGCACCCGAAACGGTGATATATTGCGTCACGTTACCGCCTGACACTGTTGGAGTATTACCAGAACCGCCGTTGCGCATAAAGTTAGTAAAGTCTGCGTTCTGTTGTGCTGACAGAACACGTTCACCTTTCTGAAGCAACCACGTACCTTCTTTAGGTATCTCGGTAATACCATCATGTGCCATACCTGTCATAGTTGCGCTAGTGATCTGACTAATCAAAGATGCACCTGCGGCAGCTACAGCAGCATAGTTAGCAAACTTCTGCATCGGGGTAATAGCTGTCGGGTCTGCCATTGCTTGCACAGTCGCTTGAGTCAATTTGATAGTCGCTTCTGCGATTGCAAAACTCTTTGACAGCGCAAACATTGCTTTGTAAGCAGCAGAGTTCTTAGCACCCATGCTTGCCAATACTGTGGCCATGCTATCTGCCATTGTACTAGTTGAAGCTAAAAAGCTAAGCACTTCCTGATTCTGCGCAACACCTTGCTCTTGTAAAAAGCGAGTATAAGCAGCATGACGCAGTTCGTAGAAGCGGTTATCTTCCATTAGCTTCTGGTCGTGCGCTTCAGTGAGAAGGGCTAACTCTTCGGCGTATTGATTTTGCGCTGCAATGACAGGGTCATACTCGCCGCGAAGCTGATCACGTTCGCTGACCGCTTGTTCTTGAACTAAGCGCATACGCTCTTGAAGGTAAGTCGCTTCAGCCCGCAGCTTAGCCTGGTTAGTTTGTTCATCGTCCAGTAAACCAGCGCGTTGAAGCTGTGAAATAGTTTCTAGCGCTTCACGATAGTTCGTGGCAATCTTAGACGCCGGGTTATATTCATCGGCTACCTTTTGACGTTCGCGAGCATATTTCTCATCAATAGCCCGTAATGCTGCGCCAAGTTGCTCCTGCGTAGCGCCCGCCCGCTCCGCCTTGTTCTGTATAGCCCGCACCTCGGCATCTTGTTGTATGCGCAAACGGTCAATAGCAGTTGCCCCACGCGCTTCAGTTCGCTCGTAGGCTTTATCCCACTGCTCTTGATAGCGAACTGCGGCAGCCGCGTCACGCTTGCTCTGTGCATCATCCTTTTTATTCTGACGCAGTTTTTCCTGCGCGTCGTAGGCTTTACCTGCCTGATCAATGAACTCTTTAATGCCCAATTGCTCATTGGTCATAACGGTCGTTAATCCACTATGACCTGCAATTAAGTCATCAATAAATGCCTTGTTCTGCGCATATACCTTAGGCATACGACTTTGAACGTCAGCGAGTACAGAAGCAGCCCGAGCGTTACCATTCAACTTCAGAGTTGCAACATCTGCTTCAGACTGTTGAGCCTGTAACGCTTTCGTTAAATCATCTGAACGTTGAGTCGCCGCTTTAGTTGCCAGGTTCATTGCGGCATTGGTTTCTTGCACCGCTGCGCGTAAACCACGCTCACCTTCTGCCAGATTGTCTGTGACAGTTTTAAGGTTAGAGCGAGTGTTAGAAAGCTGAGTCTGTGTAGTTGACAGATCGCCAGTCTTAACAGTAATATCGTCAGTGATCTCTTTAACTGCCTGCTGCGCGTCTTTGTAAGCCCACGAGCCTTCAGTTGAGTTCTTCATTGCCTGGTTAGCATTATATAACCGGTTTTGAAGTTCATTGAGTTCATTCTGTTCTTCGCGTAACTGGTCAACGAGTTTGACTTGCGCACGTTGTAGTTCAACCTGAAGCGCTTTTTGCTGCTCTGTCGTTAACTTGGCTAAGCGATCACGTAAAGTGTCAGTGTCTGTTGCAAGGGCTCGCGCATTTTGCACCGCTTGCTCTTGCGACTGGTTCCACATATACAGAGCACCAACCGCGAGCATAATGATACCAGCAGGACCGCCTAGCAGACCCATTGTGGTCCGTAAAGCAGTCATAGCTACAGCGGCCACACGAGCTTGAGTGGTAGCCACATTGAGTGCGGTACTAAGGGCAGTCTGCGCTACAGCGACTTCAGCAGTTGCAGTTCTTACCAGTCTCGTGTTCTGAATGTAAGCGTTGGTCGTTGCAATGCCTTTGTAATACTGTTGATTAGCAGCTAAAGCGGCCTGAATAGCAGTACGCTCCGCGGCGGCAGTTGCCAGGGCAGCTTGCGCTTGTTGATACGCTGCCGCCGCATCCTGCACCCTTGCGCTGGTTAGCGCGCGGGCCGCTAGTGTCTCCTGCTGCTGGGCTAACGTATTACGCACAGAAGCGGCAGCGCTGGCTGCGAGTGCCGTGATCAAACGACCTGTGAACGCCGTAGCAAGAACACCGACTGCTGTTGCTACCACGTCCAAGTTGTTAGAAAGTAAGAGGATACCATCGCCAAGCGCTGACGTTGTACCGGATACAGATTCGCTCGTGCCTGCAAATCGAATCAGGTTGTTCTGCGCCATCTGTAACTTCTGACCAAACGTAGCTACAGTATTGTTGAACTCCTTGTCAATCACTTCAGAAGCCCGGTAAATAGCGCCAGCGACTACGTCAGCGGTGAGCTTACCCTGCATTGACAAGGCACGAAGTTCACCTGTGGTTACGCCCAAGCTATCCGCCATTGCTTTCGCAAGACGCGGAGCCTGTTCCATTACAGATCTAAATTCATCGCCACGCAACGTACCAGACTGTAAGCCCTGGGAAAGCTGTATGATCGCAGCGTTGGCTTCAGCCGTTGTCGCACCAGAAACAATCATTGCTTTGCTGACTGTTTCAGTAACGCGCGCTACTTGCTGGGCCGTTGCCCCGTACTGGCTAAGCGAGCGCTCCATTCGGGCGTACAGCGTAGCGGTAGATTCTAAGCTGGTGCGTGAACGTTGCGCGATATCAAAGACACGTTGCTGAACATCAACTAAACGTTCGTTCGCTGTGTTTGCGTTGATGAGTTTGTTAGTAAGGTTGGTATACTGGTCATTAAGCATAGCAACCGCGCCAGCCATACCGCCAAGGAAGGAAACAATGCCAATACCTTGCATGGCACGAAACGCAACTTGGTTGGCTTGTACTGCGCGGTTATTTCGTTCAAAGGCTCGCGCCATGCTGTCAGTGACAAGCTCAGTTCGAACGCCTACATCCCTCAAACGATTAAGCGCCGTTTCGGCGCCCGCTATACCGTCCGTTCTTACCCTTATCAGAATATCTGAATCGGCCATTATTTCTTACCCTTCTCATTTTGGACGAATTCTTGTTGACGTTTGTAGTCGAAGGCAAGGCGTTCAAGACACAATTGACGTATCAGTTCAGCTTCCCAATAAGCGAGTTGAAAGCCCATGAACTGCTGCCACGATTGAAGCTCAGTATAACTAAACTGATCGCCGTTGTAAAAGTCTTGGAAATAAAGGTACACGTAGCTGGTTTCACGAGGTAATTTCTTCTTCTCGTATTCAGCTAATTGGGCGGGGGTTTTACCAGTTACTTTACGGACGTGCTTTAATTGATCAACTAAAGATGCCTTGCTACCAATGGGAGGAATAACCATCTTCCAGTGAAGCAAGGCATATTCAATTGTTTCGTCCCTTACTTGTTTAAAAAAAGGGAGTCCTGCGCGGCTTTACGGTTGATCTCATCGCGGATTTGCGGGTTGGCTTTCATAAATTCCGCGACGTTTTCAGCGGTCAGATCTTCGTCAAAAGACCACTCGGCGATAAGGGCTGTGAACTGAGCGTTTTCGATCTCTTGCAAAACATCTTCAGACGGCATTTCGCCTTTATTGGCAACCATCATGGTGGAAATTTGACGTTCAGCTTTGGCCGATGCCTCACGGAACTCGCGGCTGTAACGACTACGAATTTTGATAATTTCGCCTGTGTCACCGATGCCCGGATAGATCACCGGAATTTCGATAATTGCTTCTTCAAAGTCACGAACGGTATTATATTTTTTGAAACTGCCCATCGTAATGCTCCGTTAATGTTTGGGGATCGAGCAGACTATAGCAGGGAGGAAGGAAAAAGAAAAGGCCCCGTTAGGAGCCTTTGTTGATTAGCCGATGCTATCGATTCGAGCGGTACCAACTTCGGTGTTAGTTTTGCTCGAAGTTGCTTTGATCGTCGTTTTGCCCGTTGCGTCAGCGGCTGCTGCGGTAAACAGGCCACCCGCGGTAATAGTACCGTTAGCAGGTGGGTCGACGGACCAGGTAACACCCTGCGCAGTAGTACCCAGCACATTCGCGCTGAACTGCTGTTTGGCACCCGGAGCAACGTTAGGCACAAAGGCCGGTGTTACGATTACGCCTTCGGCATCAGGTACGACCACTTTGCGAGTGATTTTGATAGACGTCGCGGCGGTACCGTCCAGCAGAGCACGATAAGAAATGTTCTGCATGATATCGCCTTCACCGTCGACCGGACGCGGAGCTTCAGTCAGCTTGACGCGCGGCAGGGTGATTTCGTAAGTATTACCCGACGCACCATCAGAGAGCGTCATAACGATCGCCTGAGGCAGTTCGTTCAGGTAAGCCAGACGAAGTGAGTTGTCTTCGAAGTACGCAGTCATTGAACCAGTTACGTTGCGACGCTTAGCACCTGGGCGAATTGAATACTTCGAACCAACCACGAAGCGCGGCTCGATGCCGTTGTTAACATCGATCGACAGTTCAGTGATAACGTTGTTCTTCACACCGTTAGCTGACAGACCACCGGAGAAACCGTCCATCGGGCTGGTAAGGGTACGATCACCGATAGTCCAGTCAGCAGGTTTTTCCGCCAGCTGTTCCATCGAACGACCTACGATACCAAACTCAACGGTCACCATTGCAGACGCAGAGATCTTTAAACTCATAGAGTTAATTTCGCAACCGCGATAAACGGTATACGGAAGATCTTGAATATCTGCGTTATAATCGATGAAAGTGAAGCTCGGTCGCTCAGTACCGCCCATAACAACATCGTTGACCCACTTGCCACGAAGCGCCGCTGCGATCAGGTCGTCAAACGTGCCGTAGGAAAGCTCAGCCGAAGCAGTACCTTCTACGTGGCGCGCACCCAGGCGAAAATCAGCTACTTCAGCGTCATTACGAATTTCTTCGGACTGAAGCGCTGCGATGCTGATATCCAAACCAGACTTAGTCGCACGAAAGACTTTAAATGCTGCGGCAGATGGGGTAACGCCGCTCGAAGCCTCAGGTGCGAAATAGCTGGCATAACGTGAACCTTCTGCCATTGCTGTATCCTCTTATCTCGGCTCACGTGCGAGCCAGTAAACGGTGACATAATTTGCATCCCATAAGCCTTCAGTACCTCCGGCTGAAGTATCAGCAGTTGACGTCTGGCCACCTTGCCCGCTTGTTTTGGATGTCAGCCGGAGCAAACAACCAACAGGAGCGTTCAAACGCTGAGGGATAGCTAACAGCGCGTTGATCTTGTCTAATGCTTCATCACTTTCCATAGTGCCGGTACCAGCTTGTTGGTAAACACCGATTTGAACGAATCCTTTGAGTTCATTCTCGCCGTTTACACCAAGCGTCGCAGCATCTTCAGTGACGGGAACATAGATGATCTTTAACCACAATTTACGTCCTGCCGGGTCAAACGGCAAATTTTTCCAAGTGGTGTCCTTAGCGAACTCACCTAACCCAGCAGCGATAAATCCTTGTACTGTATCTTTCACCCATTCAAAAGCCATCAAAATTCTCCTATGTAGATGCCTTTGAAGCGCTCACCGCCCAGAACTATATTCTTGCGCACCATACCCGAAGGCGCTTGTTTTGACCAGCCTTCATATTCGACTTTGTGCGCGTAAGGCACAGGCGTACCAAACAGAATTTGCCAGTCCATGTGGATGGGAAGATATTTAATCTTCTGGATGAGCCGGGCCTTAGTAGCTTGACTTGAAGGATCGGGAGGGAGGCCCTCGATAAACTCTGCCCCGGTTTTAACAATCTGCCAGCTACCTTTCAGGTAGCCGTTCAGCACAGGAGTATCGTCGACAACGGCACCAACGAAGCCCATAAGACGGGCCTTCGCTTCGCGTGACACCGCCTGCATAGCTTTCAGGGTAGCTGCGTCAAATTGATCACGAAATGAAGGCCTGGCCATGTTAAGTACCTATCAAAAGTTTGTAGTAGATTGGCTTATCGTTCAGCTCGACTTTCTCATAAGTCTTGATAAGCCATTCCTTACCTGCGTTATCCTTCCATGTGGCTAACAATAAGGAAGCCTCGGAAACCTCGGTTTGTACTAGAACCGCCTTTTGTCCAGTAGCAATAACCGTACCGTTAACCATGTTGTTTTTTGGCTTGTAGTAGAAGCACGTAACATCATGTACAGTGGTTTCAACCTTTGGTGGTTCCCAAGGCTTTGAGGGGTTTTGAGGGCCTGTGCCTTTGATCAGAAGCTTTGCGTGTGAGCAAATTTCAGGATCACTTAGCATCTCGCGGGCCATCTCATAAAATTCATCATAGGCGCTCATCGTATCACGTACACTCCATTACCGTACTGACGAAAAGCACGCATATAATAATCAAACATTTCGTGCTTCGCAGAGGGCTTGTAAACAGCGTTAGCGCCTACAGCCCACTCTTGCTCTAAGCCTTCCAGTTTACGCTTTTTGAGCGCGTACTGGCGGGACGTAGTAAGCAGAGCGCCGCTCTCTTTAATATCCAGAAGAAGCTGTGCTTGCGCTTTCTTGATATTGGCAGGAATGCCGAGCGATGGAGAGCCAATTCTTTCTCGACGAGGGAAGGAAAGCCCTTGCGTTTGGCTGTAAGGGATATCTGTGTACGGGCCTTTTGTTTCCATGTAGTCAGCAGCCAACACCAGGTTAGCTGCGATTGCATCATCTGAGCCCAAATCAACACCACGATTTGACGCATAGGCTTTAGCCTCCGCGACTGTGATATAAGAATTGGCATCGACTACACCGGTGCCATCTTCAATGATTAGCTGAATAGCCATGACGCCACCTATTTAATGGTGAATTGTTTTGAGGTGGTATATTCGGAACCGTCTTCATTTGTGAATTTAGCCGACAAAGTGACAGCGCCCGGAGCCTTCAAACTTAGCATAGGGCTAGAGCCTGAAGTATCAATATCCAGAATAGTAGTATCTGACGAGGACCATGAAAGGGCGACATAGTTAGTGCCGCCCTCGATGTTAAGTGCAGGTGGTGCAACGAGGGACGGAGACACGTCGGAATCAAGGTTACCCATAATGGCAAAAATCACCGGGCTAGAAGCGTTCTGACGAACTTTTCTATTTTGCTGTACAAGCCAAGACTTGTAATTTCGATCGTGTCTCATTTCAATCCCTTATTTTTTCATCGGCGGAATAGGCTGGGCAACACGCTGACGCGGGCGATCGATGTCAAAGGTGGACCCGCCATTGACGTTTGCGTCGTGCGCGCGCTTAACCATATCAGCCAGGTTTTCCTGCGGCTGCGCACGAGTAGCGGCTTCTTCGATGCGGGCGAGAGTGTAGAACTCGTTCTCTACCGCTGCAACGAATTTTTCGCGGATTTCGATCAGGCTGTTACGACGCTCCGGAATCTGCTCACGCAGTTTCTGAAGTTCTTCATCAGAGATGCTGTCCAGATCGATTTCTTTGCCCATACCAAGCAAGCGCTTGATCTGACCGTCGGCGCTGTTATCAAAGTCTGCCTGTTTAGCCACATTAGAGGTAGCTTCGAGGGTTTCTTTGTGCAGTTCCGGATTGGTTTCGGCCAGCTCAGTCAGGCGCTCGTTGCCCGGCGCTTCGCTCGCGTGCAGGTTACCGATTTCATAGAGCGGTTCTTCTTCACCGTTGTCAACCAGTTTACCAGCGTTATCGGTTACGCCAGCCTGTTCGTCACCAGCTTTTTTCTCTTCGCCGGTTGCAGAACCCTGATTGGTTTCAGTGCCGTTGCTGCCTTCTTCTTTTTTGTCGAAGTAGGACGCGGCAGATTCACGGTTGAACTCAGGAGCCACTTCGTCGATCTGTTCGCGGCTAACATCTTCGCCAACGACGAATTTAAAAGCGTTCAGGTTGACCTGACCGTCTTTGTTCCAGTAGTTATCGGCTTTGACGTCCAAAGACTGCAAGCCTTTCAGAATCTTCTCTTTCATGATCGTTCCTCGTGCGTGAAAAGAAAGGTGCTACAGAAAATGAGTGTAGCACCTTCGTCTAAATAAAGAAACCTAGACGAACACCCCCTCTAACCTACTACAGAATCAGTTGAATACGGTGTTAGCCAGCAGCGCACTAGCAAGACGTGCGCCCAGGTAATCATGACCCGCCTGGTTCGGGTGAACGTTATCAGCACCGGTATAGCGTGCTTTGTTGGCCGCCGTGACGAAGTCTTTGGCGCTTACGAAGAACAAACCTTTTTCGAAAGCTGCGCCCTGAAGCGTAGTTTCAACAGTTGTCAGGTTGTCAGTGGCCCCCAGCGGAGTCCACGGGCCTACAACAATGATCTGAGCGTCCGGAGAGGCAGCACGAGCAGCGTCAACCCAAGCAGCGAAGTTGGTTTTGAGCGTATCCATGTTACCGCCGGCATCATTATAGCCCAGGAGAGTTACAATGATTTTCGGCTTTTCAGTCATCAGATTCAGGCGCTTACCTACACGGGTGACTGGCAGCGAACCAGCGCTTGAAGTCCAGCCCGTTCCACCAATACCATCTTGATAGCAACGGAAACCGAGAGCGTCAGCGCAAGCGCGAGCAGCAACCTGGTCAGGACCTGCTGCGCCCGTACCCTGCGTATAGCTGTCGCCAAAGAAGTACATCAGAGGGCGGCGGTCGTGAAGCGGATACCATACGCTAGCATCAGCTTCAGTAAAGACACCACCGAAGCCAAAGTTAAAGCCAGCGAACTCGATGCGCTTGATGGTTCCCGCGCTACCTGCGCCGAAGTCGAGTTTAATACACTGAGCAGAGCCGGAAGCGTTCAGCACAACGTTTTGAACTAAAACACCATTGACGCGAATGTCAAGGTTAGTGTTGTAGTTCAGGGTGTACAGCTCGACGTAACGTGCATCCGTATCGAAGTCGACTTTCATCAGCGCAGCAAGGTCAGGAGAACCGCTATTACCCGCGCCAGGAACGTAGAATGAGCTGTTCCAGTTACCAGGCATCGGGCAGGTATAGCGAAATTTGCCCGTACCGCGACCAGACATAACACCACCGGTGATCGTAGTGGTAGTTTGCTGCGCCTGGGTGACGGTCGGCATAGCTGTCATTGCCAGCTTAGCCAGCTCTTGCGCGCGAGGAACGTTCTGAAAACGTAATGCTTGACTTAAATCCATTTTTAACCTCCCATCGTGACATATTCACCGTTCATAGTTAACGGCTCGCCACCTGTGGTAACAGTGTTTTCAGGAACCGTTGGCGTGGTAGGATTCTGAGAGTCGAGCCAGTCTTTGACTGCGCTGCCATGACGCTCATAGCGCATGTAATCGCGCTTTCTGATATGTCGTGCGTAACGCATTTTCTACCCTCCTAAAAAAGGCGACCTAAGTCGCCTTCTTAGTTAACCGAATGTATTACAGTTCTTTGGTAATCAGACGCGCGATGCGAATCTGTTTACGTTCGCGGAATACACGGTTGAAGGAGCCAGTTACAGCCAGTTCGGCGTTGCTCGGGCCACCTTTAGAAGCGGCAGTGCCTTTCCAGGCGTGACCGACCGGGTGAATAATCCACTCCCAACGGTTGTGGAGAACTTCTTCACCAGCGCCGTTGTTGGCCGCTGCTTTACGTTCAATTTCAACCGGAACTTTCGGAGAACCAGAACCGAAAGCAGTTGCGCCAGCACCTACCAGGTAGGTATGGAACACACCGCCAGAGTTCGGCATACCGTCATCGACGATAACTTCGCGGCCCATGTAGTACGCGATGTTAACTTCACCGCGGGCGTCCGGAATGAAGTCGATGAGGTTCAGGCGCTGAAGCTGCTGGTATACGATAGAGTGCATCATAACCATAGTCAGCTGGCCCATGCTGTCGCCCATCAGGCCGGTTGCAGAAATGAAAGCAGAAGAGCTGAACTTCGCCGCTGCGCCAGTGTTGCCGGAGATATCCAGCGTCAGGTCTTTTGCAACGTGAGTGGAACCGCCAGCAGGCGCGGCATCGTTGGTTGCGAAAACACCTTTCATGGTTGCCAGCCAGGCAGCTTGCAGGCGGCGTTCGCGCCAGTCAGCTACACGACGAGCGATTGCATCCATCGGGTCGTTACCCGCCAGAGCAGCAGTCAGGTCAGCTGAACCCCAGGATTTGTTACGCGACATACGAATCTGGATTTCGGTACCGGTCGTGATGTTGTCCGGAATCGCATCAGGACCTTTATCGGTCGAGATGTTTTCGGAGTGGTCACCGTCGGTAGAAAGCAGATCGTGATAGAACGGTTCGTTGAAGGTCAGACCGCCGCCGTTCAGGTTATTGCTCAGCACTTCAGAAGTAACCAGCGCACCTGATTGAATCAGACGGGATTTTTCTGCGGTAAGAGTCTGAACGTAACCAGCGAAGATTTCCGGAACAACAACGTCGGCAATGCGAGTTAAGTCGGTGGCACCCAGACGGATGGGGCGCATACCTGCGAGACTGATAATGCGTGACATATTCTTCTCCATGAAGGAAAGGTTGTGTTTTTATCAGCCTTTCCCCATGGAAGGCCTAAAATGAGTGAAGACCATGCTTCATGAGGCAAAAGTTAGCGTATTCAAAAAGCATGGTCAATATCATTTTAGGATTTTTTAGCGGGGCGTTTCGGATTCAGCGGATCGACGCCGTGGCGTGCTGCCATCTTTTTGGCTTTTTCCGGATTCGCGCGATACAGTTCCATCTGTTTGCTGACAGACCAGTCTTCGTAAGAATACGGGTTAACAGTTGCACCGTTGCCGCCTTTACCGCCCTGCGCACCACCGCCAAAAGAATCTTCCAGCCAGTGTTGACGGTTCGGGAGAAGGTCGCGCAGCCAGTCATCGGCAGTGATGTAAGGGGTTACACCGACACCTTCTTTCGTGACCACATTACCGGATTCATCGATCGTCAGCACGCGCTCACCGTACATAATCGCATCTTCGATTGCGCTGTCGCGAATTTTGAGGGATTTAGCGGCCTTACGTACAGCGTCAGCAACCGTCGCCTTCACTTCTTTACCTTTGAAGCTTTCGATCACCTGATCGCGCTCTTTCAACTGATTGGTAGCTTCGTCCAGTTTGCGCTGGAGCGGCGTTAAGCGCGCGCTAATCAGTTTTTCAACGTCCGCCGGGTCGCCTTTCCCCTGCTTAGCCTCGAGCTCGGGGATACGCTCCAGCTGTGCAACGATATCCTCGACGGTGCCGTGGGATGCGAGAGCGGCGAGTTGCTGCTTCACAGTTTTATGATCAGAACGCTCTTTGTTCAGAGCCGTCTGGAGGCGTTCGATGTCGGCTGTGGTTTTGAGGCCTTTTACGCGAGTGAGCGTAAACTTGCCATCTTTTTCGGTATACAGCGATTCGAAGCCTGCGGGGATATCATCCTGGCTTTCATAGCTCAGTTCCAGCTCAGGCGTACCGTCACCAGGACGGACCGGGATAAGAGCTTTGAGGATACCGACGGTCATAAGATTGCGTTTCATGTTTTCTCCTGTTGCCATGCAACAATTAGAAGCGCCCGACATTGGGCGCTAGTCACTATATTATACCAGGGGTTTTATTGTCCAGACTGTTTTCCTTGCGGAACGCCCGTTGAACTTACATCAGACTTCTGTGCTTGCTGCTGAGGATTTTGGTCAGCGGCCCCGGCTTGCATCATTTCCATTAAGAACGGATATTTGTCAAATTCTTCCTTCATCAGAGTCATTTCTTCTTCGAAGGTAAGATCGGTTAACGACTGATCTACCAGATACTTATGGATAGTTTGAAGCGAAACAGGTGCGCCGAGTTTACGCGCGGCCATCGTCTGAACCAAGTTCTGACCGCTAAACAGAGCTTTCGAAAAGTCCAGATTCGGGATGATGCGAACTTTTTCCGGGTCTTCGCCCATCCACTTAGCACAGATCTTAAGAAGCATCTCTAAGCCGTTGGCCCCGGTTTTCGCGATCTGTACAAGGCTTGCAGTGCGCGCGCCGATGCGGGTCCGGAGGGCTTCCCCTGACTCCTGACTACCTTTGGTGTTGTTAACCATCTGACCAGCTTTAAGCTGCGCTTCAGCTTTGTCGTTCTGCAAGGCTAAACGTTCTTCTTCCAGGCCTCGTGATTCAACACCAACGTATTTAACGTCACCGCCCAGAGCAACGTCCATCACTGCGCCCGCACCAACACGCGCCGGGGCTTCGCCGTCTTCGGTTCCTGCGCCTGAGGCCCCAATACGTACTAAAGTATCTTGACCTTGTAAGTACAGGTGTTGGCGATAGTCAGCGTCACTAATGTACATTGACAAGCAAAGATTAGCTAAGCCCAGAAGCGGAGGCACGTCAGGGTCGATCATACAGTCTGATGCATTAATAGCAATGAACGGTATTTCTTCCAACGATTTCCCACGATAAACAGGTGTCAGCATATTCTCTTCGCTATAAGCATCTTCAACGAAAAGACCTTGCTTATAAACAACACCATCTTCACCTTCGGCATCTTCGTTACCTAAAGAGCCCAGCTGAAGTACGCGGAAACGTTTTTCAAAGGTCCAATCAAAATCGCCGTTACGGACGTCTTTCGATTCGTCAAGAACAACCAAATTCAACGAATCACGTTCAACCTGATCACCGCCGTCTGACTTATCCCAATTTCGGATATTCTTGGCATAGTAGACGCTGATAAAAGGTTTGTTATCAACGCTAGGAGAAGAACTCATATCCAGCAGCAGACCAACGCGACCGTTGCGAAGTTGCATTTCGTTCACGAGGGAAAGCAGCGCGGGCAAAGACTGACCGTCGCGCGTAGCTTTCTCCATCATGTATTCCATACCCGCAGGCAATTGAATCGTCGGCGGTTTACTCCACAGCAGACCGTGATTGTTTCGAACAGCTTCAGAATAGTCGTCCGGGAAGTTAGCGCGAAGCAGATACTGTTTATAGCGCTGATAGCCCAGATCATTTTCTGACTTAATACCGTCCAAAATCATTGAGGGAAGGTGAGGCAAATACTTCGGGCCTTCTTCCTTAATTTTTTCCTGACCTTCGTAAACATCTTCAAGTTTCTCCCACACAGGAAGAAACTTATCAAATAGAGGATGCGTTGACTCAATTGACATTTTATGTACCTTTAGTCGCTTTAACGCCACTGTAGACGGCTTGATCAAGTACCAAGTAACGTACTTCGTCACCAAGGTGGTCTTCGGATTCAGTATCGACATCGTCCTGGTCTACTTCATCACGAGGTAAGCTCGGTACAAGGTCGATAAAATATTTACAAGTATCAAAAACAAATATACCTGGGTTTTCACGAGGAACGCCAGCATCAGGTACGCTTCCGGCAAAAAATTCACGCATCTTTTGCCAGCCTCGTTTACGAGAACCTGGAGTTTTGTCAGAGCGCTTCCAAGATACCCCTTTATGCGTCACGCCATTAATTACAATCTTCTCAGCCATCTTAGCGGCAATTGAGTTTCCGTTTTCCAAATCCCAAATACTGTTATCAGCCGGGCCAGGAACAACCCGATCACGAATGCCTAAATTTAATTCACGTAACACGATACCTGTGGCTATCGCTTTATCAAGCATACGTAAACCTTCATTAGGTTTTCCGTTCGTGCCGTACCACTCCGCTATGCGGAAAAGATCGCCGCGTATTGTGTTACGGGTGCGCCCTTGCGCGTCCACGTAGCTAGTGCCGTCGCTAATAGCCCACCAGCCCACTGAAAACGGTTTGGATGAACCCCAGTCAAATGAACGTGTAATCTTCCAGGTATGTGGAATGTTAAAGGGTTGAACAATATGATGCCGCGAACTCCACAAGTCATCGAACATACCGCCGGAAGTGATATCCCAAGAACCACCAAGCCACGCAGCTCTTTTGTTAGGGTCAGTTTCTTCCATCAACTTAGCAATATATTTCGGGTCGAGATTTTTGTTTTCACGATAAGACCCGTAGATATGACACTGTGTAGTTGTGACCACAATATCTTTCTGTGTACGTGGGTCAAATACCTGGATATCCTTTTTGACAATTCGACCCATCGGAGCAACATCAATAAAGCGTTTTTTGACCCAATTATGCCCTACGCCAAACGGGTTGGTAGTAGCAAATACTTCAAGAGGTATATTCGGCAAGTAAAAGACATTACCGGTATCATCTCTTTGTGGGTGATCAGTAGGAAGGAACGATGAGCGGTTACAAGACATCATCGCATCAAACACCAGCGAGTTCGGGTATTTGGTTAATTCGTTCCAGCCAATGAACGGATATTCGTGACCGTGATATGACCAATAGTCTTCAGGCTTTGCTGCAACACGAAACAGAAGCTCTTCACCTGTGGGCCATACCCACTTGTAATCTGATTTTGAAGATAAGAACTTCGCCCCGTCATAGAACTCAGGAAACCAGCGTTGGGATTTGGTTACAAGGTCATCAAGGTTTTTATATTCACGGTCGAATATGATGCCTTTCCAATATTTGCCATAGCCCAAGCCCACGCGCTGGCGAAAGCGCATGAGCTGGGCATCTGTTTTACCTGGTCCACGTGTTCCGTGATAAACAATAATATCAGCAGGACAAGAAAGCGCTAACGTTTGCGATCCCGGGTGGGGGCGCCAGACTACTTTTCTTTCAGGTGCTTTAATTTCGTTTTTAGTGAACGACACCATCATTTGAAATTCCTCGGGTGATCGCGTCCATTGTCTCGCTCTGAAGTTTGGCCTGCTCTGCTTCAGCAATAGCTTCCCAAGAGTTTGTGTCAGCTATACCAGGAACAACCATAACACCCTGAACCTTAGTTTCCGTTTTAGACTGCTTCGGCGGTTCCATGCCAAGTAGCTGCGCCAGTTTCCCCAGGGCACTAACGCGCGCTGCGGCGGAACTGCCAGGGCCGTAATAATGCGCCTCTTTGCGTAGCGCATTAAGGATGTCAATTTTGTCGGTGTCAACTTGCTGTTGACGTTGTTCTGGATTAGGGTTAAGACCTTTCTCGCGGGCCAGTTCTTTAACACGCCAAATGCAATAAGGGTCTTGTGCAAAACGCCTGGCGTTATCTTCAGCGAACTCCGGACGGAAACCGCAACGAAGGCAGGCATTAGTCCAGTTGTAGTCATAAAGATACTCACGAACCACCTGCTCGCGTATAGCCATTTCGGCTTGCGACAGAGTTCGCGAATACTCCATGTAGGCTGTCCAGTCAGGATTTATATTTGATGCGTCGCTCATACCGCCTCCCGTAGTTTCCCTGAACTATAACGGCGGTATGAGCTAAACGCAAGAGGTTGCTGAAGTAGCTCGTCCTTTACTACTTTTTAGAACTTTGATTTTCTGGCGGGGTAGAAGTTGAATTACCTTGCTCCAACGTCTTTTCGGCGTTTTTCTGAAGTTTCCTCACGTCTTTCTCAACGGAAGGTGGCAAATCAACCTTTTCAAGCTTTTCTCCTACTTTTAGTATCTGCTCGCTCTGCTTTATCGTGTGTTGAACTGCTAACTCCTTTTTGACATAGACAACAGCGGCGACACCAACTGAAACCAAGAAAAAGTTTAAGACCACATATTGCATCAGCAAACGTGGCCTTTCCCATAGTTCCTTAATCTCGCGTAGTATTAGATTCATTACGCTT